TGGATGATATATTCATAAGTGCATATCAAATTGAAATCTAATGGCATTAAACTTTCCAACAGGAGCAACACCTAATCAAATATATACTTCAGGAGGAATCTCTTGGAAGTATAACGGTTATGCTTGGGATGCATATAATGAATATAATTTGATAAGAAGATTTGCGTTATCAGGATCAAATCTTTATTGCGGAGTTGCACCTGTTACAACAACAGGTGTTGCAACAACAGAGTCCGATTTGGTTTGGACGATAACAAGATTAACAACATCAAGTGATGGAAGTGTTAGTGCTACGGCAACAGCACAACCTGTTGGTGGGGTTAATTGGGTAGGGTATTTAACACATAGTTATAGTTAGATATGGCAACACGTTGGGCAGTAACAGGTGGAACATGGTCTTCAACATCAACATGGAATAATGGTGCAACATTGGGTATTCCCACATCATCTGATGATGTATTCTCCAATGGTTTCACTGTTACTATGAATGTTAATTCTACGGTGAACAGTTTAAACAATAGTGCAAGAGCAAGAGATATTGCTACACCGCAGATGACGGCCAACAATGCTCCAAGTCCTTATGTTGCTGCTGCTAGCACTGTTTTTGCCGCTGGCCAAGAAGCATATAGAGCTTTTGATAGAAACTATTCAACATCAACCTATTGGACTAGTAACGGTCTTCCTTCTTGGTTATCATTTGATTTTGGTAGTTCTATTATTATAGATGGTTATACCATTTACGGAAGTAATAGTGTTAATGATAATCCTCGTAACTGGACATTTGAAGGAAGTAATAATAATACTAGTTGGAATATATTACATACAGTTACAAGTGCAACCGCAATACCTGCTGGTGGAACATATTCAATATTCTCCATAGGTAATCCAACAGCATATAGATATTACAGAGTTAATGTAAGTAATAATGGTGCTAGTTCAAATACAAGAATAACAGAACTCGAACTCTACCAACCAGGAACAGCTGCATTGGCTGCGGGTGGGTCTTTCAACTTCAACACAGCAGGTGTATCTGTAACTTGTACATCCACTTCATCATCTCTATCAATAGGTGCGACAAATTTAATAACAATTACCGCTACAGGAGGGACAGTAACACTTAATTTAGCAAGCACTGTGACTGCATTAGCAACAGTCGGAACACAGATGTTCAATCACACAGGAAATTGTGATTTAATATTGAATGGTATTAGATTCAATGGAGGTAATGCAAGTGGTACTGCGTTTTGTATAAATAAAACTTCAACAGGTACTATAACGATAATAGGTGATATGTTCGGCGGTGGAAATGGGGGGACAGCTTATGCTCTCAACTCTATTGCTGGAAATACGGTAGTTGTGGGTAATGTTAATGGTAATAGTACATTAGCATCAATAAATCAAACTGCCGGTAATATAACTATTACAGGTAATGTACAGGGTAATACTTCTGGTACTAGGGGTGTTATACTAAATAACGTATCTTCAATTCTGATAATCAACGGTAACCTATTTGGTGGTTTTAATGTTAATGCTGAAGCGGTATTTATCACATCCGCGGCATCTGTTCTAATTAACGGTGATGTATATGCTGCGGCGTCTAATGGATTAATAACAACCGCACCAACAACAATAAATGGTAACATTTATGGCGCCGCTGCTGTCGGAGTATCAACAACTGCACCACTTATAATAAATGGTAGTGTTTTTGCAAGAGCGACTGCGGGTATTTCAACAACATCCGCAATTGCTATAACTGTAAGTGGTGATGTTTACGCCTCATCAACATCTGTTGGTATCTCATCAACAAATACAAATAGTAATGTCAACCTAACAGGTAATATGTATAACACATTGGGAAGAATGGCTATATGGTGTCCTAACGTATTTATCAGCAATAGTGCAACAACACTTTGGAGAATGGATATAGGTGGAGGATTAACAAGAACATTATATTCCGCAGATAGTTTTCCAAATTTACCTCCAACAAGTGATGTTAGAAATTTGATTCAATATGGACCTGCAAGTGGTTTAACAGGAACAATGATTGTTGCATCTCCATCAGATATAAGAGTTAATGTTCTAACTGATAATACAGTTGGAACTGCGAATATAACGGCACAAGACATATTAAACTTTATAAACACAAGTTCAGACCCACTAGCTGTCAGGATGAGAACAATGCTAACAGATAATTCGGCTGGACAACTAATATCAGAATATAATTTTGTATAATGGCAATAAGATGGGCAATAACAGGCGGTAGTTGGTCAAACATAACAACTTGGAATGATGGAACAACATTGGGAATACCAACAGTTGGTGACGATGTATATACCAATGGGTTTACGGTATTAGTTGACACAGGGTTTACAGTGAACAGTTTGAACAATAGTGCTAAATCTCTTGGTAGTAAAGCAACTCCCAACATGACATCAAATGGGTCACCATCAGGTTTTGTGATAAGTAATAATAGCTCATCAATTAGTTATTTGGCATTTAATGGTAATGCTTTATCAGAAAATCAGGGATGGCAAGCGGGTGCCACCACAGGATGGATTGGTTATATACCCGCAACACCATTCATTGCAACAAGATATGTATTATCCCAATGGTGGATATCAACATACGGTGGAGGAAACGTAAATGCACCAACAAGTTGGAATTTTGAAGGTAGTAATGATGGTGTAAGTTGGACTATTTTACACAGTGTATCGGGATTTGCATTAACCGATTCTGTTGTTTATACCAGTCCATTATTTTCAAATACAATTGCATATTCAAGATACAGGGTAAATTTATTGACAATAAATGGTGGAACTAACACTACAGTGGGTGAGGTACAGATTTTTGCGGGTAACAATAGTATTACAACAACTGCAGGAGGAAACTTTAACTTTAACACATCAAATATAACCGCAAATCTATCAGGTGCGTTAAACCTATCAAGTTTGGTTGTCAATTCAACAAGTGGTGGAACAATTACAATAAATGCACCTGCCGCAAGGATACCTTTAACTCTTAATGGATTACAACATAGTGGAACAGCTAATTTAATAGTTAATACACTTGGTAATGTAACATTAGGTCTTATTGGTGGAGCACAAATAACCCATTCATCGACAGGAAATTTAACATTATTTGGTGACTATTTTCAACATACAACAACTAGTGCTGGTGCATCAAACCAAACAATAGCTTCAACAGGAACAGGTAATATTATAGTTAATGGAAGTTTAATTGGTCAACCATCAGGTAGAGGAGGTGAAACATTATTATCAAAATCAACAATAGGGACAATTACAATAACAGGTAATGTTTCTTGTGTTGGTAATATAACAATAGCGGCTGGAAGTATAACACAATTAACAATTGGTGGAAATGTAACAAATGTTAGTGGTAGTGCAAACGCCCAAATACAACTTGGTTCGCCAACCGTGACAATAAGTGGAAACGTTTCTAATGGTGGAACAAACCTTTTTCAATCAGGTGGTGTAATAAATGTTGGTGGAAATGTAACAAATTCAAGTACCACAAACTCAACAATATCAACAAACTTCACAACAATAAACGTAAGTGGTAATGTTTCAACCTCAAATGTTGGGGCGGCTGTTGCATCTGCGATATCAAGTAGTATAAATATATTAGGCAATGCAAGTGCCTCAACAAGTGCTGTTGCGGTATCTGTTACAAACTCAACCGCACAAGTATATTTGAGAGGTGATATGTTCAATATTAATGGTAAAATGGCAATCTACGCACCAATCATATGGTTAGACCAAACAGGAACAACCCAAGCAAGGTTTTTCACATCAGGTGGTGCAGACAGAACACTTTATTCAGACAACACATTCCCAAATCAACCACCACTATCAGATGTTAGATATCTAACCCAATTCGGACCATCAAGTGGACTTACGGGAACATTAAGAATGACATCACCAACTGACGTTAGAAGCGGAGTTGCAACAGATAATACAGTTGGAACCGCATTATTTGATACGTCACAATTATTAGCGGAACTTAGTGCAAGTTCAGATCCGATAGCTCAAAGATTGAGAATAGCCGCTACACCTGAGATACTTGGTCAATTACTAGCAGCATATAAAAGATAACCTATGGCACAACAATGTTTAACATGGAACGACGCAACTTTAACATGGTTAGATGCCAATATAACTTGGGTAGAGGCTTGTGTCATATCAAAAATTGTAAATTTTTCAGGTCCACTTAACAGAAATAAGAAATTATCGAAATTTGTTAAAAATCTACCAGAAGAAGATAAAAAAGTATTAATAGGACTGATAACAAGAATAAAAACGGAACAAAATAAAGAATTGGTCATCACTAGTAATAAATCAAAAAATACCGATGTTGATGTAACAATTAAGGATATGAAACTATTTATAAAAGAAATAAGACAAATAAACGTAAAAGTTATAGTTTAATATGGGTTACAAATTATATACCGACAAGACCAATAAATTTCAATGTACTGTACAGGTTGAAGGTACTTCTTTAAGTAATTCTCAAGCTAGAGTTATTTTGGAAACAAAGAACGAAATGTCATATCTTTTTAGAGGTAAATTATTTGATAATGGTGTGTGTGAATTTAATTTACCAAAATTAAAAAATATCCTTAGTGAAGGTGAGGTTGGTACAATAAAATTGGAGATCATAGCCGATGATGTACATTTTGAACCTTGGAGTTCAGAATTTGATGTTGTTTCAGATAAGAAGGTTAGTGTAACAGTTCAAGAACAAGTTGAAGATAAAAAACCTAAAATTGTGGTTAATGAAATTACTTTAACTCCAACAACCACAAAAAATCAAATTGTTGAAAAGAAAATCGTAGAGAAAAAGGTAGTAGATAATAAAGTTACAGAAAAACCAAAAGAAACAAACAAAGTCGGGATGTCGAAAAGTGAATTTATTAAGATGTATTTTAATAGATAATTTATTCTACTTTATTCCAAACAGTTTCTTCTTCCCCCACCTCTTCATTATTATTAGGTTGTATTATACCATCTATTGTATTTTCATTTTCTATAAATCCATCCACAACTTCTTTTACTGCACCAAATTTAGTTAATTTTGATATAACATCATACTTCAATATTTTTTCAGAAGACATAAACTTGAATGCAATCCAAATTGTTATTGTACATAAAGAAACATAAAAAATCCAAAATTGAACATTAAACGGTCTTAGTAATCCTGAGATACCATATGCAATAAACATAATTAAACATATCAACCCAATAAACCTTTTGGTTGATATTTTATTACTATCTGAAAGTAGAATCGTAAAAAACTTCCTCATATTTATAAATATAACTTCATTTTTTTTATTTTGATATTATATTTATCTATATGAAAATTATTATAACAGAAAATCAATTAAAAAGAATAATTCTAGAACAGGACCCCGTAGTAGAAAGGGGTCAAGCGTTAGAAATTAAATTACCACCAAATAGTTTTCCAAGTGGTCAATATAGACCAATAAATACACAAGCTATAGATGGTGCACTAGCTCAAATTAATGGGTATATTTCAAAATACCCAAAAAATACGGCAATAAATGTAACCATAGAATCTTCGGAGTCTAAAGTACCAAATAGTGGTGTTGGTTTGAAACCCGGAGATCTTTCAAGATTAAGGGCTGAAGAGGTTAAAAATTATTTAGATAAGAAATTACCACAAAATGTAAATTTAATAATAGATAATAAAGGTGCTCAAGGACCTGATTGGGATACTAAAAAAGGTTCAAAACACCCCGATTATACAGCTTGGCAATATGTAAAGTTGTTTGCATCTGTTTCGGGTGAAAAAGAAACACCAGTTAATACCGGCACCACTACAAACAATATTTGTGATTTTAAAGAAACAATGAATGGTGGTGTTGCGTACCCAAATAACAATTTCTTAGGATATAGTAAATCTATTGATATATCAAAAATGCCGGTCGGGTCTAAATTTAAAATTGTTATGTATCCACGTATGGTTCCTGATATGTTAGTTGTAAGATCGGGTAATAAAATTATAAATACGGGATTTGTTGGTGACGAACCAAAAACTTACTGGAATATTATGTTGGGAACAATATTGTATCACACATATGTTAAAAATGGTCAAAAAATACCCGGTATGTTCCCAAGTAATATAAAAAATATTCCCGATCCTTCAAGTTTTAATGATGATGGTGGTTTACAAGAACTTCTTGGTCATGTTGTCAATATAAATTGGTCAAAATCAGGGGAGAGGAATGTTGAAAGAATAAAAAAGGCGGGTGGGTTTTGGACATTCACTTCTGATGTTATAAAAACAGAAGGAAGAGATGAATTATTTCCAGGACGAATAGTTGGTGTTACCAATTTTGTGAAAGATGAATCAATGAATTCTGTTGATATATTTGTATATAGTCCAATTGGTACTACTATTTGGGATATTCAAGGTGGTTGTATGTAATAATTAAACTTTATGAAATTAAAATTACTATTTGAGGAATTATTAGTTGAGGCCACCCCCAGTGAGATATATACAAAATATTATAGTAAAATACCTCCCGCAACATTTATTAAAGTAATTTCAGCAGATCCACAATCAGCGGTAAATCCGGGAGTTGATACAAGTATTGAAAAAAGGGTACAAAGAATTGGAAAGTATTCTAAATTATTATTGTTATTATATGGTAAGGGTACATTGAAATTGGAAGATTTAGATAGAGCCAAGGATTATCTTGGGTATCTATATAAACACAAAATAGCAGTAGACATAAATAAAGTAAATCAACTTAGTGATTTATATGATTTAGTTAAAAAATACATTGTTCAAGATAAAAGAGATATATCTACGATATTAAAATCTTTATCTGAACAAGAATATAAAATTTTACATAACGGAGAAAATTGGTATATTGTTCAACCATTAACCGAAAGGGCATCGTGTTATTTAGGTGTTAATACTGAATGGTGTACAACATGGGGTCCATATTCTTTAAATGATAAACATAAGGGTAAGGATAATTATTTCAGTAGATATAACACACAGGGACCATTGTTTATTATGATTAATAAAACAAATGAAAATGATAAGTATCAGTTTCATTTTGAGTCTAAACAATTCATGAATCCGGCTGACAAACAAATTAATACTGGTGATTTTTTAAATGAAAATCCCGAAATTAAAAAATATTTTTTCCCATCACTTTTTACAAATGTTACTGATCAAAAACAAATAGATGCTCAAATAAAAAGAATGACTGTTTTAAGTGGTGAAGATTCACTTGAGTTATTGAAAAAATCAATTTCTGAAGATGCAACATCAAATCCAATTGTATATGATTTATTAAATAATAATATAGATGGATTGAAAGAAAAGATAGAACATGAACGATTAGTTGATATTCAGATTGGTGGTGGATATGTTAATTTCGAAGTAGATTCTTACAGAAGTTATAGTACAATTGGTGATGTGGAAAGTGTACTTGCGGGGTATAATGGGGACATTAATAGTAGTTATGATAGAATATATGATGATTTAAGAGATAGATTTTATAATGATGATGATGTTGCAATTGAACTTGAACCTTTATTCAAAAAATATTATGAAGAAAATTCAGATAAAGTAAAACAAGGTTTAGGTTCTTTTAATTATGAACAATTTAAAAAAGATTATTTTGAAATTTTTTATAAAAGTAGCAAAATACAAGAAGAATTTTTAGATCAATCAACGAGATTAAATCAAGAAAGTTTTGAAGCTGAGGCACAAAAATTAATAAATGATATTGAAAAGTATATAAAAATAGATAATGGTTATCGTAATTCTAACGTCGAATTAAATATTGTATATTTTGTACAATATTTGGTTAAAAATAACATAACAAAAATGGATGGGGAAGGGGGATCCGATTTACTTAATATAATTGAGGATTATATAACGGATAATAATGTTCAAACGGAATATGAATACATTTATGAATATGTGGGGGAAACCGCAGGATGGGATAAAATGGAATATGATGTTGAAAAATTTTTTGAAGAATTAATAGATGATGGTGAGGTAACAAAAGAATGTTTAGAAGTTAGACAAAAATTTAATGATGTATATAGTAAAATTTTCAAAAATAAAGACTTTTTTGAAAATGAACATGTGATTGTAAAAATATTATCTGGTGTTGACTGTTCTGAAAAATCAGTCGAGATACATTTTCAAAATAAAGACACAGGTAAATCTTACAGAGGTAATGTTAAGGTAGAAAATTTAGCGTCATATGTGACAAATTATCAGTTATTTGAAAGTTTTATTAAATTTAAAAAAGTAATAAAATAATTTTTTTTATAAAAGTCAAGATATTTATAAATAAAAAACATTATGGCTAGAGTAGTTAAATTAACGGAATCCCAATTAAAGGATTTGATAAATGAAATAATCCTCAAAGAAGACATTAAACAAAGTTATAATCAAGGTGTTCAAACCGGTACACAAGCAGGACAGAAAGTCAGACAAGCGGTAAATACCGCAGCTGTAAAGGCTGTTAATATAGGTAAACAAATTGTGGTAACGATAGGTAAAATAACATTTAACATTTTTATTGCAGGTGCAACTGTTGTTTATTTAATAGGTAAAGGTCTTTACAAAGTAAGTGCGGCGGTTAGTAATGCAATATTGAAATTTTTGGCCTCAACAGGTAAGGCCGTTGTTAGTGGTGCTCAAGCAGTTGGAAAATCGGGAATGGATGCATTGAAAGCGGCTGGTATCGCAATCGAAAAAGGATCACAAGCTATTTTACAAGGACTTAACTCAGCAAAAGAAGCTACATTCGGTGTTGTTAAGTGGGTTATACAGGCATTCAAACAATTTGGTGTTCAGGCATGGGCAAAAATATTAGTCGGTGCCGCTGCTATTAAAGAATTTGGTGGTGCTGTTTCAGGTTGGTTGGGACAACAGTGGGGTACAATACAAAATCAAGTTGGTGTTGCTTGGGATAAGGCAGCAAGTTGGGCATCAGGTGCATATAATAAAGCCAAACAAACTGTAAGTAGTGCGTACAACACCGTTAAACAGGGAGTGACTGGTTTTGCAAATAAGGCGGCAAATGTCGCTGGAAATGTTTGGGGTGGTATTAAAGGTTTCTTACAAGAAATGTTTGAAAGATATCACAGTTTTACCGGTAAAAATACTTTAAGTATTTTATCTGAAGCAATTGCTTTTAACGGAAAATCAATTCTATAATTGAGAAAATACAAATTAAAAAAGGGGAGTTTAACTCCCCTTTTTTATTGACCTTGTGTTTTATTTTTTATTAATATTTTGTTCCACAATGTGGACAAAATTTATGGTTATCTTTCTTACGTTTTGCACCGCATTCCGTGCAGTAAACCACTAAATCGTCCTTAGTGCATGGTTTTTCCTGCATAGGTTTTATTCTCCACCAGTTAGTATGAAATGAATAATATTCGAAACTTGAGTTATCATAAACAAATGATTGATCGGAATTTGAACCCTTCTCAACCCTACCCGTTTCAATTTCTCTCGATTTTTTATCAAGTGTGGATTTAACAGAACTTGAAAATAATATTGGTTCATTTGTGGTAGTATAAGTTCCCGATGTACTACTATAACTAACAGTGCCAGATGTTGTTGTGTTATATACACCAATATCACCCGTGTAAGAAAAAGAACCACCCACATTTGTTGCAGTCCAATTTACATTTGGAGTGATTGTATTATACAGTTGTGGTTTATTTTCATTGTAGAAACTAACAGTAACATCACCATTTTTTGCAATTGCATTTTGTACTTCTTCATTATTTCCGTCGACAGTATAAGTTTCAAACAAAAACTTTTTGGCTTCATCAAAGTATCTTTCTAAAAATACCCTTTCACCAGGACGAAGGATAATTCCATTACCAATAGAACTACCATTCATTTCAATTTTTGCTAAAATCTTATTTTGTGTGGGATTATAAAGTTCGATCTCGAACTCATCACCGTTGTTCATATATACGGTGTCTACGTTTTGTTTTAATCTTTGTTTACCCTTGGTAATAAAAGATTGTGGTACAGCAAGACCACTTTGAAGTGAAATTCTTCTTCTCATTTTCCTTATATTTTTTTGTATTTGAACCCGAATTCGTTGGTATCAATTCCAACTCAAATGTTACTTAAACACTTCCGATTCAATCACAAGGTCTACAATAAATATATATGAATTTTTAAAAAATGTCAATATTTATAGTTATAATAATATATCCAAAATCCTATTTAAATGGCTAAGGCTAAATCCGCAGTAGAAACAGTTGCTGGTACAGTAAAACCACCAATCTCTTTCAAAGAATTCGCTAAAGAACCTGTTAAAGGTTTAATGTTCATTTGTATAATTGCTGTAGGTTATCTTTATGTTGATATAAAGATGACTAACTCAAATACACAAAAAACAATGAACGAAAAAATAACAAAATTAGAAGGAAAAGTTGATCAATTAACTGAAGCTCTTCGTAGATCCGATAGTACATTGTCCGCAGCGGCATCTAAAATTGCGGTATTACAAGAATTAGGAAAAATTAAGTAATCATGAAAAAACTATTATTTTTCTGTATTTTATTACTTTCTTGTAACTCAAAAACCATTAAAATGGAAAAGGTTGACAATACAACTTCTACCATAGATTCTCTGATACAACAAAGTAAATTAAATTCAGAAGTAGCACAAGAAGCCTCTTCCAAATCTGATTCTGCAATTACAGGAAAAGTAGAAAAAACTGTAAAAAAGATTCAAAAAATGGAAAATGAAATAAAACAATTAAAAGAAGAAAATAATGAACTTAAAAAAATACTTTATGATATTGACAATGATCGTGGTGAGCCATATATCATTCGCACAATATCCGACTACGAAGATTATTAAAGGTGAGGAAGTTGTTATAATGACCGTACCTCAAGCCAAAGCAATTGATAATAAATTTTTATTATTAAAAGATAGTATTAAATTAATAAATGTTTCTTTATTTCAAAATAAAGAAAATTTGAGATTAACAAGTGAATCATTAATTAATACAAATAAAAATTTATCAAAAACACAAGATTCCTTAAAAAGAACTTTATTATTAAATGACGTTTACGTTAAAGAAATTGAAAAATATAAAAAGATGGAATTTGAGGATAAAAAAGTAAAACAAAGAGTAACGATTGGTGTGGTATCGGCACTTGTTGTTTGGTTAACCATCTTTATAACTGGTATAAGTCAATAATAAAAATAAAATCCGTATCCTATGAAAAAATTTTTTAAAAATTTATTTAGTGACAACAACGATATAAATGAAAAATCGGTTGTTGGTTTTGCATCTTTTGTTGTAATGGTAATATTTGCCGTTGCAGACATCGTAACAGGTTCTTTAGGTAAAGAATTATTAGTTACAGACTTCATCTTTAATTCGTTCCTAATTATGACATTGGGGTCATTTGGTATTGCCTCAGTTGATAAATTTATCGTTATGAAACATGGTAAACCGGCAGAAGAAACAAATGAAGAAACAGTAGAATAATAAACAATAAATAAAAACAAAAAACAATGGATTTAAACAAATTAAAAGGACATGTTCCTGACACAGTGATCGGACAAATTCCCGATGTTATGGCTAAATTTAACATAAACACACCCTTGAGATTATCTCATTTTCTTGCTCAGTGTGGACATGAAAGTGGTGGATTTAAGTTTGTAAACGAGAACCTTAATTACGGGGCAAAAGGTTTATTAACTACGTTTAAAAAGTATTTCCCAACTCAGGCACTTGCAGAACAGTATGAAAGAAAACCTGAACTAATTGCATCGAGAGTTTATGGTGGAAGAATGGGTAATGGTGCTGAACCAACAAAAGAAGGTTATAAATTTCGCGGCAGAGGTTATATCCAATTAACCGGTAAAGCAAATTATACTGAATTTGATAAAGTTGTTACTGAAAACATTTTAGAAAATCCTGATTTAGTTGCGACAAAATATCCATTACTATCTGCGGCTTGGTTTTGGGGTAAAAATGGATTAAACACATTAGCCGATAAAGGTGCTACTGATGTTGATGTTACTTCAATTACGAAAAGAGTAAATGGTGGAACTATTGGATTACCTGATAGAATTAAACACTTTAAAGAGTACTATAGTTTACTTAAATAAAAAAGGGAGGTTAACCTCCCTTTTTTATTATTTAAACATTTCTTTTATGTCGGAATCTGTACCCAAATCAACATCTTTAGATGTTGCCATCATTTCATCATCGATTATTTTCTCTGATTTGATTAAATCGTCCCATTTATTTTTAGATACAAAATAAGAATCTTGTATTTGTCCACTAGATACTTCACTATTTGAATCATATAAACAATAAAATGATTGTTGATTTGGTTCTGGTGATGTTGAAAATACATGAAGGAAATATTCGGTTCCATTATCGTCCTCAACTATTTTATGATCTATTTTTTGATAATTAACAAAATATTCAACACCATTTAATTTTACCCAATCGTTTTTTAACGAATCGAATAAACCATATTTTCTTGTGTTTTTACTTTGTAATAATTTGATATTATCATTAGCAACATTTCTCATAACGATATCAAATTCATTTTTCATTAAATGTTCAATAATGAAACCGGGACTCTTTTTAAGGGCAATTAATCTATTTTTAAGTAAAGTGTATTCGTTACCAACTTTTTTTATTTCATTTACAAATGATAAATTACTAAATTTATTGGTTATATCATTTTCTCTAGTTGTTGTAATATAAAGTGCTCTTAGTTTTTCGTCCATTGATTGCCAAGATTCAGGTAAAGTTAAAGTACCTAGATTATTGATATATGCCTTTTTAAGTTGTCTATCCATTCTTCTAAATTCATATTGACTACCTGGTCTTTCTGTAATTTGACCTACAATATTTTTTTCCTCCAATTCATCTTGACTATATGGTTTTTCTATGAATAATTCTTTATAATTTTTTAATTGTGGATATATTCCAATTATTTGATCCCAAGACATTGTATTATCACCATCATTTAAAACAGATGTTAAAATAAAACCAGTTGTGTTACTTTTTACTCTTTGTAATGCACCTAAATAATATCTGTCTTTTTTAGGGTTTTTGTTGGTATCAATAACAAAATAAAAACTTCTTCCTTGACTTCTGTAATGACCCCACATATTTGTTCTATTTGGTTGATCAGGTCTCCATGTCACACACCACGGCATGGTACCACCTTGGTCTTTATTTACATTTTCAACATAATAACCATACTTAACTGACATTTTTTGATCTTTAATGTCATAAACCCTAAGACCGCCTTCATTTATTATTAAATTTTGATCTCCTTCCCATAGTGATTTAGAAGCATCTAATCTTTCGGTCGTTGGTTTTGTGTCTTTACCAGAAAAAACATCTCCTCCAAGATCCAAATCATCATCTCTATATTCGTCAACTAATGATCTTATTTGTTGTAACGTATATTTTGTAATATCTCTAAGATTATTTGGATCAAACACACTAAAACCGTGATTACCATCAAAACGAGTTAAAAATGAAATTACTTGAGGTCTTTTTGTTGACAGACCGTTTTGTATTTTTTGGAATTCAGTATATAGTTTTTCAGATTCTATTCTTTGTTCCTGTGTTGGATTTTCACCAAACCATTTGTTTGAGAGATAGTCAAGAAGTTTTTTGTTTTTAACTTCCTCTAACAATAAATCATAAATCAAATTTTTTATTTTCATAAAAACATAAATATATTGATAAATATCTTTTTAAATTAAAAAGATATTTATTTCTCTTTTAAAAATACTGATAGATATCCCGCAATTCTATTACTTTTTTCTGTTATAAATTCAATTTCGTCTTGGTGCAACTCTTTTTTATTACAATATTCAACACCAATTGTACCGATACACCTGTCGGTCACAATATCATTTAATGCCACAATATAACTGGACTTAGTTCCGGTGGCATATGCCGCACTTTTTAAACAATATGATTCTATACAAGGATTATCAAAATCGGAAACATAAATGTAACCATCTTCTAAAATTTTATTCATTGCTCTTGAATATAAAGATATGGGAATATCTTTAAAAACTTGACTCGCTGGACTAACACCAATTTTTGTTATTTCATATGTTATTGAAAATTTTTGAATAGATTTATTTGAAAGTAAAAAATGACCTCCGTTATGGAATTGTGTTATCCAAACTCTATCGGCATCTAATACCTCAGATATGGATCTCAATTCTTGATCAACAATTACATTTTTTTCTAAATCTTTTTTTATTAAATCACCTTTTTTCTTTCTAAACTTTTGTTTAACATATTCCATAATAGTTGGTCCTATTATTGTTGAAATTACCGCAACTATTATTGCACCTAACATACTAATATTTGTGTCCATATTTCTTTATTTCAGGGTGTGATTAACATTTATTCCAATAAATATAAACAAATATATAAATGTCTAATTTTCATTTGGTAATTTGTGTCTAATTTGTTATATTATCTTATGAGTTTAATAATAAATTTTTTTGGTGGTCCTGGTATAGGTAAATCAACACAATCGGCAGGTTTATTTACTGAAATGAAAAAACAACACATGGATGTTGAGTTAACTTATGAATTTCCTAAAATAGTCTCTTGGGAAGAGAATTATTCGGCAATTAAAGATCAATTCTACATTACCGCAAATCAACATAGAAACATAAGTAGGTTATATAATAAAGTCAAATATATTATAGTAGATTCTCCAATAATTTTGGGTATGGTCTACAAAGAAAGATATAACACTGAACCAGAATATCCTGCAATGTTTTATGATAATTCTTTTGATTTTTTTATATTACAATTATTTAAAAAATATAGGAATTTTAATATATTACTAACGAGAAACGATAGTTCGTATGATGAAAATGGTAGATTTCAAAAATTAGAAGAGGCAAAAGAAATTGATGGGGACATCAAAAATAAACTAATAACCTATAATATCCCATTTGTTGAATTTGAAGTCAATGATACGACACATGTGGATATTTTTAATTATATAATTAATAACAATGTATCCTAAAGAATTTGTAAATTACCAAAATAGATTATATTGGATCTATAGAAAGGTAAAAAATGATAGAATTAAGGAAGGATTTGTCCAAGATATTAAAAATTATTGGAATTGTGATTTAGTGGTAAAACACAGACATAATGAGGATGATCTTTTATTGTTTTTAAGAGAAATACCCGAACTAGAGATATTAAATTAATTTCTTTATCTCTTTTAAACATTCTGATGTATACTTTATTTCATTCCTTTTTGCCTGTCTTTCGTAAGGGTGTGTTGAGTAATAATGTGTTTCAAAATATTCCCAATATTTTTTAGTTGACTGTAGATAATGTGTATATTCGTGTATAACGGTTGAAACAATATCGTCTAAGCTTTGTTCGTTTGCACCATATACTATAATTTTATTCTCTTTTGAATTAAAGTCACCATAGAAGAAATAATTTCCTTCTTTTTTGGGTCTAACTCTAATAGATATCTTTATTTTATTTTTTTTCTTTTTATTGACACCCAAATTTGTTTTACACCATTTCATTGCTAAAACCGCACACTTTTTCTTTGCATCAAAATCCGCAGTTTTGTTTTTCATAGTTACTTTGTTTCTACTTTTATTGGTTTATTGGTTTTAGTTTTTATTTTTGTAACATCATTTATCTTATCAAAATTATTATGTATGTCATTCAATATTGCAGAAAATTCATAATTCTCATCATCTTCATTTTTTTTACATAAAATCATTACAAAACTTTTTAATTCAGAATCATTAAATTTTCCTCTCATTTTTGTTGAATTTTTCATTAATTTAAACACCATATATTGAACACGTAATTTTTTTTCTGGTGTTAATTTAAAGTAATTTTCAACCTGTGTGGAAGATAGGATCTTATTAGTTACTTGTTCTAAAAATGCAATAAAAGTTGGGTGATTCACATTGACTGTCATATCTTTTCGTTTATTATAAATATTTTTAAATAAAAAAAAGGGATATATATATCCCTTTTATTTTCCCCATTTACCCCTACTAACGATTTGTGAGATAATTGAGTAAACCGATAGGTCTGAATACGTATCTTCTACGGTTTCACTAACTACATCCTCTTTATTCAACAAAACTAACTGTTTTAATCTGTTTATTTTGTCCATTTTTCTAAACCAAAGACCTGTTTGGGATAATTTAACTTCTTCGGGTGTTTCCAACCTCGTTCCCACGGAAATATTTCCTGTACCGTAAGTTAATTGTTTTTTACAGAACATTTCATATTGTTCTCTCATAATTCTTTTGAATTCTTTAGTCATTTCGGGGTATTTTTCCTCGATTTCCTTAATTGCGGGATTTACTGTAGATTTTTCTTCTGACATATATATGTTGTTTTTATTAAAATAATTAAAAATTACCGAAAAACCAAATATTTATAAAAAAAGTGTATAATGGCATCAAAAGCATCAAAAGAAGAAAAACAACCTGAAGGTTCTAGTTTACCAAAGCACAAACAACTCATTCAAATGTTGTCATTTAGAGTTGTTCCCGCTTATTATAAGGAGATTGAAAAAGTTGCGGATAAGAAAAAGGTAACCGTTTCAAGACTTATTAGAAGTTATATCAAAGAAGGTATGAAGAGAGATAAAGAATTATCAAGTTCTGAAGATAGAGAATTCAGAGTATAATTATTTACTAAATCTCTTATAGGAATTTTGACTTATGAAATTCAACTGAACTCCACCGATAAATTCGTGGAGTTCTTTTTTTCCTGTATAACTCATCGCAGATCTCAAATATGAATCAAAATTATTAATCCACCCTTCTAATGTGTATTCAACCTTATGTGTTCTAACAACACCTTCAGATGTCTTTAATTCTTCTTTTCCCCACGATTTTTGTACTTCTTTTGTGCTCATTCCTCTAAATGTTTTGAATAATGGTGTACCTGCCTCAAACATTTTTTTAGCTTCTTCGGAATATTGGTCTATCACTATGTGTTGATCAAAATGTGGTTTATGTGATTGTCGTAATCTAGTTGTTTCACCCGAACTTTCGAGAGATTTGTTTAATATTGATCCTAACATAACATAATCCGCACCTAACGCGAGTGCCTTTATGATGTCAGAATATGATTTGAATCCTCCATCCGCAACTATCTTAATATTTGGAAATTCCATATATTTTTTAACATCATAACACTCTTCAATTAGTGATGCCATTGGGAATCCAACACCAGTCTGAACAGTTGTTAAACAACCACCACCATTACCTATACCAATTCTAATATAATCGACACCTATTGAACAATATTCCGCAAAAGTCTTGGGGTTTGCAACATTCCCAATCATTAAGACCATTTTATCACCATATTTTTCCTTTGCGGTCTTAGCGGAATCGTATAACGCCCTCATATGGCCATTTGCAATATCAATTAACACATAAATTTTGGAATCTGTTAGAATTTCCACATCACCATTTATGAAAATTTCATTAAATTCATCTAATCCATATGAATTAAAGTGTGTGTCATTATAATTTTGATCATAATAACCCTCACCTCTTGGGACTACAGATCTAATACCCAAATTACCAAAAAGTTTGTGATTATCTTTGGAAATGACCGTATCCATCGGAGCGGTCATCAATGGATAGTAACCATTATCATACTTTGGGTTAATTTCTTTTCTGGACCTGATTGGTGAAATATGTGCAGGTTCAATTAGTAGATCATCAAAATCAAATAATGTAAATTCAACATTTCTCATTTGTATTTATTTTTGTATTTTAAATTTAAGAAATTTTCTTTAATAAAAAAAATTGGTGATTAAAAAGTATTTATAATATTATGGAAGGTAGATTAATATCAGAAGAAACGGTAAAAAAAGTGTTAAATGACCTATTAAATGAGGAAACGTCCAAAGTTAATAGACAGGAATATAATAGAGTGCAATATAAAATTGAGGAGTTACAAAACTCATTATCTGAAACAATAAAGGAATTTAGAAAATTAGAGGATAGTATTCCTGAAGGTTTAAAAACATTATCTAATGGTAGAGTTTCAACTATTTCCACAAATTTATCTAACACACAAAAAATTTTATCGCAATTAAAAGAAAAAATAAGACAACATAAAAAGAACAGTCTTAGTCAACAAGTTGATGAAAAAAAGAAATAACTATTCTTTAGTTTTATCATCTGTACTTTTTAGGTTTTTTAACATTTCTTTACCATCTTCGGTTAGAAAAAAAGTTTCTTCCGTATTTTCATCTTCATAAGAATTTATATATCCTTTTCTCTTTAATTCACCTAAAATTGATCCAGTTACAATTACTCTTAAAATATTCTCAAATTCGTTTTCAGTGAAAATCGTATCATTTATATCTGAACCATTTTCTATGAACTTTTCTGTCAATTTTTCACACAGATATTCTTTAGCAAAATCGGTACTTGGTAATTCATAATCTTTAAAAAATCCAGATTCGACCAAACTTTGAACAATTTCATTTGATCTTTCTAATACGACTGGTTGATAAACTTTATTCATTTGTAATTATTTTAGATAAAAATAAAAAAATTAAATAGAAAAAAAAAATAATAGTGTTTTACTTTTTAACAATTTTTATTTATGTTTAAGACATATGAGTAATAATAAAATTTTTGTTCAAATCGCATCGTATAGAGATAAAGAGTTATTGCCAACAATAAAACATGCGATTAGTAGATCTAAATTTCCCGAGAATTTGAGGTTTGTTATATGTTGGCAACATTCAAAAGATGATATATGGGATAATTTAGATGAAATAAAAAATAATGAAAATATAGAAATAATTGATTTTGATTACAAAGAATCAAAAGGAGCGTGTTGGGCCAGAAATATAACACAAATGTTGTGGAAAGATGAGAAATTTTCACTTCAGATAGATTCACATATGAGATTTGTTGAAAATTGGGATGAAAAGTTGATAAACATTTGGGAGTCACTAAATGACGAAAAAGCAATCATTACTGGATACCCCCCAAACTATAATCCAGAAATGGATGAAAGTAAATGGTATAACGTACCACAAATATGTAATGTTTATAGGTTCGATCATAAGTATCCGATGAGTAGACCAATGAATATGGAAGATTGGCAATCTAAGAATTTTCCTGTCAAAGGTGTTTATATATCTGCAGGTTTTATCTTTGGTCCTGGTCAAATAAACAGAGAAGTACCATACGATCCTGATTTTTATTTTTCGGGTGAGGAAGCGGCCATGGCGATTAGGTATTTCACACACGGTTATAATATATATAATTCTCATAGAACAATTGTACATCATTTTTATCAAAGGTTAGATAACCCTAAACATTGGGGTGACCATAATAATTGGGGGAATTTAAATAAAGTTGCACATGATAGATTAGATTGTTTACTTGGTAGAAATGATTTGTTTGGTTTAGGTATGTATGGTTTAGGTAAAGAAAGAACATTACAAGAGTATACCGATTATTCTGGAATCGATTTTGTTAAATGTATTGTACATAAAGATACTGAGAAGGGTATCGAACCTCCATGTTCAAATTCTGAAGAAGGTTGGGACAATGAACAAGTTTATTTCAATGACACAATTTCTTGGGATTATGATAAAATTGAAAAAATAAATAATGTTAGATTTTGGGCGATGATTGTGTTAGATCAGGGGGGTATTGCAATACATAGAGAAGATTTAACTTATAACGAAAATAAAGATATAATCGATGGTAAAATAAATTCTCGTACATTTAAATTTTATAGATCCAAAAATAGGCAAATACCAACACAACTATTAATTTGGCCATACTCTGAAGATTTAGAATGGAAAAGACCATCATATTTTAAAATTTAAAAAAAAATGAAAATACAAGAATTTTTTAAAGACGCTTTTTATATAAATTTAGACGATAGAGTTGATAGACAAGATCACATGAAACGAGAACTATCGAGAGTTGATTTAGATAAATTTGTAAAAAGATATTCAGCAATAAAGGCGGATATTAAAACACCTCAAAATTGTGTAATTGCCAGCGGTAAATCACACAGAAATATTATTGAATATGCCTACAATAATGATTTAGAAAATATTTTAATTTTTGAGGATGATGTTTTTTTCAAAGAAGGTGCGGAGGAACTTATAGAAAAATCATTAGATAGTCTTTCGAAAATAGATAATTGGGATGTTTATTATTTTAGTGCAAATATTTTTGATAACCCAATAAACTTAATTGATGATAATTTAATGTATATCCATGGATGTTATTGTGTTCACGCATATGCTGTCAATAAACAGGCATATGAAAAAATGTTAAAATACGACCCAGAAGTTGATGTCCCAATAGACGCGTGGATTTATCAAAATAATTTTATTAAATATGGTGGATATCCATTGTTAATTTCTCAAATAGATAGTGTTAGTGATAATATTGGTGGATTTCTTGGTTATGATAATATATTCGTAAATGCATACAACAGGCCGGTAAAAAGAATTAATGATGTATGATTATTTAATAGTTGGATCGGGTCTCTTTGGATCTATTTTTGCCAGAGAATTAACCAATGTCGGAAAAAAAGTATTGGTTATAGAAAAAAGAGATCATATTGGTGGTAATTGTTATACTGAAAAAAATTTAGAAATTAATGTACATAAGTATGGTGCACATATATTTCATACTTCAGATAAAGAAGTTTGGGATTATGTAAATAAATTTGTTGAGTTTAACAATTATAGACATCATGTTTTGGCGTCACATAAAGATCAACTATACTCTTTACCCTTCAATATGTTTACGTTTAATAAACTGTGGGGGGTCAATAATCCGGAAGAAGCGATAAAAATAATAGAAAGTCAAAGATATGGAGGTGTACCCAATAATTTAGAAGAACAAGCATTATCATTAGTAGGTAGAGATGTATATGATAAATTAATTAAGGGTTACACTGAAAAACAATGGATGAAAAACCCAAAAGAATTACCACCTTTTATCATAAAAAGATTACCTGTAAGATTCACATACGATAATAATTATTTTTTTGACACATACCAAGGAATTCCAAAAAACGGTTATACAGAATTATTTGAAAAATTATTAGAAAATATTGAAGTACGAAAAAATGTTGACTATTTTGAAAATAGAGAATATTTCAATTCATTATCTAGAAAAATAATTTATACAGGACCGGTAGACAAATTTTATAATTATTGTTATGGTGATTTAGAGTATCGACCATTGAGATTTGAAACTGAAATACTCGACAAAGAAAATTATCAAGGTCATTCAGTTATAAATTTTACAGACATTGAAATACCTTTTACGAGAATTATTGAACACAAACATTTTAATAATGATATTTCTTCTAAAACAATAATAACAAAAGAATATCCAATTGAATGGAATAAAAATGAAGAACCATATTACCCAATAAATGATTTAATAAATCAAAATATATTTAACAAGTACCAAGATTTAACAAAAATGGAAAATAATGTCATTTTTGGTGGTAGGTTGGCGGAATATAAGTATTATGATATGCACCAAGTAATCGCCTCCGCGTTAAAAAAAGTTAAAACAGAAATAGAGACATATTTATAGTTAAAAGTCATTAAGACATAATTAGATAAATTATTCATACATGGATACCGATGGTGAATCGACTAAAAACAATAAAAAACAAGGAAAAAAGATTGGTGTTATACAAAGATACGTCTCTAATGTTAGCGATGTTCTTTCTCCCATTTGGGTTCGATGTTGTACAATATACGTTAATGTCTATAACCGGAAACATTTGGAGAGCCAATATTATTATGTATTTTATATCGGGTCTATTTTTTATTTTTTATTTTTTATTGCGAAAACGTGTAAGTAAATAATTTATACAAAACCTAATCGTTATTGATTAGGTTTTTTCATTTATTAAAAATTCACATTCATCATACTTTTGTTTTAATACAAAACATTCCTCATAGTTTTCTAAATCCTCAAAAATTTTCATTAAATGAATGATTGTGTCCTTATATAATTCTAAATCGTTCTTATAGGACAAAACTGTATTAGATTTTAGGTATTTAATTAATTCATCTTTTTTAACAGAAATTAAAAAGTCATATATAAGATATAGATCCTCTAAATGATATTTTTTTTCTGTTATAACTTTTACAGACTGTAATAGAAATTTTATAGATATTTCCATATTATAAATACATTTATAATTGATGGGTTATTAGAATTTTATCTAGTATTTTAAAACACTCCGTAAATCCCTCTATTTCGATATCCTCTTTGGTATTTTCTTTTAAATTAATTGGTCCGAGCACTATTATATTTTTTATTGATATTGTATAAATCCATCTTTTTGGACAACATTGTTCGACATTAAAATATAAACCTTCTTTGTCAAAAAAATTGTATAAATTTTTTGTTTTATAAAACGATAAAGAATTAGTACTTACAATACCAATATTTGGGAATGTTACGTCAATGAATCTTTTAAATGATTCAGGATACAAATATTCTATAATATACCAATCCATCATACTAGTAATTATTTAGAATAATTCAATTATTTATGGTTTTTGATAAAAATCAACATAATTATTTTTTAATTAAGTTTACGTAATCCACATATTTAGAATGGTTATACACGAGTATTACTACACAGAAGAAAAAAGTACTCTACATGTTGAATTCTCAACCGAAGAAGACGGTGATAATTTTTATAGAGTATTAGACATTGAATTTGATTCCATAGAATATTATAGTCCAACGATAATATCTGAACACGATATATTAGATATTGATGAAGAATTTGTAATTGAATTATTATCTGAATATTTAAAAGAAAACGATTTACCCGAACGGGTAAGTTTGTGATATTTATATTTATGGAATTTTTATCTGACGAAAAAAAGAAGAAATTACAAGAATTTGTAAAATTCGTTAAAAAGGAATTGGATTTAAAAACAGTGCCAACTATTTCTATTCAAAATGGTAGAAAAGAATTAAAGACTACTGCTAGCTATGACTACACTAAAAAAAATAAAATAATTAAAGTTAATGCTAAAAATAGGGCACTTGTTGATGTAATGAGAAGTTTAGCACATGAACTTGTCCATCATAAACAATACGAACAAGGTCGTTTAAAAGTTAAGCCGCCAGATATTGGTGGTGAGATTGAAGATGAAGCTAATGCAAAAGCGGGACAGTTTGTTAAAATGTTTTCAAAAATTGATGAGACAATATATGATGAATAATTTTTTAGTTTATGGTATAAAAAACAAGAAAATTTAAGTATTTATAGTAGATGAAAGTTTTAATAAATGAAAAACAACTTAAACTAATTCTCTCTAAAGATTTGGAGGAAGAAGAGATAAGTGAACAAGATGCGGCAGCAGCACCTAGTGCGGGTACATCATCAAGTGGTGGGGGTTCGGGATATCCACAAGTTGGTAAATGGGAAAGTGGTGTAACTAGAGGACCATCAAATCAAGTTGGTGTAACTAAATGGAGTGATGTTGTTGGATCTATATTAAAAAGAGGTAAAGGAAATCCACTTAAGTAAAATCAATATATTTATATAACATGGAAGATTTATTATTCACAAGAGATGGTAGGTATGTTTCGGGTTTAAATCGAATTATTGATGTAGAAACAGGGTTATATACTGATATTAATAACCCAAATCCATTTTTTATTTGTGAAATGTTTAAAAATCAAAGTATATTCATTTATAGACATTCAATAATGGAATCTACACAGTTATTTAGTAATATAAGAAAATTATTATATCGTTTGATGGAATCGGATATGAATATAATAATGGAATATGAAATAAAATTTGGTAGAAATTTAATCATAGAATCAATCAATTCATTATCAACTGAACAAGTTATAACTGATTCTTGGGAATTTGTAAAAAATAAAATATCTCAAAAATATCCAACACTTGCTGAGGGTTTTTTTGGTGATCTTTGGGATAAAACAAAAGAAGTTGCGGGAAAAGCTTGGCAAGGTATAAAAGATGCGGGTGCATGGGTGTTAAATAAAGGATTACCATGGATAATGGAAAAAATAGAACATTTCATGATGAGTCCTGTTGGTATCGGTTTGGACGTGGCATTAACCGCATTAGGTATTGGTAAATTAGCCACAGGTATAGTTTGGGGTATTCTATTTGTTTGGAAAGTTTATCAATTATTAAGTGGTAAAACTGATTCAAAAAGTGTATGGACTTATATTGATCTCGCAGTATGTTTAGCGGGTGTTCTTTTTTCTGGTGCTGCCAAAGGTCTTAAAGCGGCCTTTAAAGCTGCGGGTGGTAGTGTTATGAAAGTTGGTGGAAAAATTTTACAACCAATCATTACTGTTTTAAGTAAAGGTCTTGGTGGTATAATGAATATATTAATAAAACCATTAGAATGGATCGCTAAGGCTTTCGGACCAAAAGCAGCAGGTATGATTTCTTCATTTAAATCAGGTGTTGGTAAAGTTTTAGAAAATATGAAAAATGTTTTTGCACCTGCAGCACAAAAGGCGGGAGTTCAAGGTGCCGAGACTTTAACCTCACTTGGTAAAAAATTCATTCAAAAAGATTTTACAAAACCAATAAACGCCGCACTAAAGGGTAAAGGTCCTGTTAGTACCGCAACGGCAGTAAGAAAAGGTTTAACATGGGGTGGGGGTACCGCTGTGGCGATGAAGGGTATGGAAAAGGGAGCACAATATTTTGCCGGTAAAAATAAAGGAGAAGATGGATCGGTAGCATCACAGGAAGACTTAACAAAAATCGCAAGTGCAATACCCGATGAACAAATAAAACAAGGTGTGGAGGATGATATGGCAAATTTATTAAATAAAATGCAATAAAAATAAAAAATAAAAAAATGGAAAATAGAGACGCATTATTAATTAGAAAAATGATATCATTAGTTGAATCAGTTAATGATAAATTAGAAAATGAAGATCCCAATATCGAGGTATCAGAAGAAGAAAATCCTGAAAATATTGAAGAACAAGTAACAAAAGTTGCTCAACAAGGTATTGAAGCAATCGGTAGTATTTTAAAATCAGAAAAAGGTTTATTTTCCACATTAAAAAATGAAATACCCGCACTTTCTAGATTTAAAACCGCTGACGAGTTATTAATCGCAATGAAAAAGGCACCGGGTGAAGCAGGGGCTCTCAGTACTGCTGAGAAATTTCTTGTAATTAAACAAGCAAATAAAGTTCCTGAAATTGCACTAAAATTAAAAGGTCTTATTGGTGAATCACCAACATTTAAAGAAATTCTAAAAAAGGTTTATCCTAAAGGAGGTGCAATGCCAGCAAATCCTGAAAACTTTAAATTGGCATCTGAAACATTACAAAAAACATATGGAATGTCCGCTAAAGAAGCGGAGGCATTACTTCAAAAAGGTGCGAGAGAAATGAAATCGGGAGGCGGGGTATCAACTAAAGCAGTTGATAAAGCCATAAATAGAAGAATTAAAAAAACTGGCGGTGGAGAGATAACTTTACCAAAACCACCACCGGTACCGCCACCACCAATTCCAAGACCTTGGTATATTAAAATAATTATTTGGATAAAACAAGGAAAGAGTTGGAAAGATATATTAAAATGGGGTCTAGCCGGTGGTTTAACTGCAGCGGCCTTATGGTGGATGATGGCAGATAGTGGAGAAACTGTTCCAGAAGATTTCCCACCAACACCACCACCAAATGATGGACAATGGGCACCATGTATTCAAGATTTAATAAATAAACAACAAGGTAAAGTAGAGACAAGTTCAACTGGCCAAGTTTGGGTTATTGTTAAATCAAGTGAATATCCTAAAGGAGTACAATTTTTCACAAATGGTAGAGTAATGAATACAGAGACGGGGGCCATGGGTAGTTGGAAATGTAAAGGTGGTAACATCCAAACTATAGATGAAGATATAAATGAGGCAGCAACTTCATCAATAGATAATGATGTTGAAACAATGATTGATTTATTGGATTTCCCTGTTTCAGGTAGTGATTTACAAAGTGCATTAGCATTACTTAAAAAATATGCTGGAAGTGCTAATGGTAAAGAATTCTTGAAACTATACCAAGCATCAGGTTTAGGTGGTGGTAGTCTAAAAAAATCATTAGATTATATCTACACAGTAAACGCATCATCTGTTAGAGCCAAACAAGAGATGTATTCATTAATAAACCAAATTGAAAGTGGTAAAGGCGGTGGAGGTGGTACCAATACCGGTGATTTAGGTGGTGTTGAAATTACTTGGGATGGTCAACCAAAACCAACAGATGGTCCTGTACCTCCTGTACCTGGTCCAACAAAAGAACCTAGACCAACAAAAGAACCGGTACCATATAAAGAATGTAAAGATTTCCCGTTTGAATTCGGATGTAGAAATGAAAAAATAGCCGAAATACAAGCATGTTTAGATTTACCAAGTCAAAAAGGTTATTTTGGACCTAAAACGATGGCGAAACTTAGAGAGGAAATCATTGAAAAAAGAGGTGTGAAGATGCCAATTAATCCTATAACTAAAGAAGTTTACGATTATGTTAAAAAAGAGATTTGTGGTAAAAACCCAAGTCCAACCGGCACACCAGTACCAGGACCTACTGCAACACCAGCACCTACAGTTGCACCAACACCTGCACCTCCTCCTCCAACACCAATTAAACCTGTATATGATGAAAACAGATTACAGGAATTATTGGCTAGTAATAAATTAATTAAAAGAAAAAGATGGCCTAAAAAAGGATTGGCCGCAGTATGGAGAGGAAAACAATTATCGGGTAATGATTACTACATATTAAACAAATATTTAGAAGATAAGGGATATGTAGAAACAAAACAAGTCGATAAAGGGGATGGTGATATGAAATATAAATGGATTAACTCAAACGCAGAATTCTAAAATGAAAAAAATAGTAATAGATACTAAGAGTATAGTTAGTAAAAAATTAAATGAAAAAAGAAAATCTAATCTTAATGAATCTTTTTCACATTTGAGAGATATTGATGATCCTAACATTTATTTAAAAGAATGTTTTAATACATCTATTAAATTGATAAATGAAGGATATACTGAAAAAGAAGTAAATGATCAATTATTAAAAGAATTTTCATTACCAACATCTCTTGGTTTAGATAAACTTGATTTTGGTGATTTAGCAAAAGAAGGTGGTATTTCATTTTTAAAGGAATTGGCAATAAATTGGGTTTTAAGATACATGGGTGTTAGTCCTGGTTGGTCAACAACTTTATCTCAGGCATTTGCTGATTTAAGTCCAATTGATTTTATTAGAATTTTTAAAGATAGTCCCACTTGTTTAAAACATGCTCCACATATTATGGATGCTGTTGTTGAGGTATCACTTAGAGCAGGTGTGTCTACATTATTTGGTCTAAATAGAAATAATGATGGATTTTCAGGTATACCTGGATCAATATTAGGTAACCTTTCAGGTGAAATGATAAGAAATACTGGTTTAGGTGAGGCGATTAGTCAACCCTTTTGTAAATTAATCCATAAATAAAATTGAAATGTCTAGAATTTATACAAAAAAGGAAATCTTAGAATCTAAACAACTACTAAAAGAAGATGGTTTAGAAAATGCATTAATGATCGCAGGTTTTATACCTGTGATAGGTGAGGTTGCTGACATTATATTGATTATTCGTTACATATACAAAAAGGAATATCTTTACGCTGGTTTAATGTTAATTGCACTAATACCGACAGTGGGTGATTTTTTCGCTAAACCAATAATTAGACTACTTAAAAGTCCTATTGCGAGAGGTGCGTTGAAAAATACAGATAACTTAGTTGCCTTTGCGGCTAAAAATCCAACGTTCGCAAAAAAATATGTTGAGTTAGGTAAATACATAAATTCCGCACCTGTTACCAACACAATTAGAAGTTTAGAAAAAGTACCAATTATTGGTACCAAAGCCGCTGGTGGATTAAGACATGCAATGGCGGAACACACAACCGCGATTGGTAAAATATTACAAAGACCTGTTGGATTAGGTAAACAGATTGGATCTACGATCTCTGCTGGTGGAAAATTTAGTACAGGTTTTAAAAATTTCTTTCAAGGAGAAAAATTGGCAGAATATATTGCAAAAACAGGAAAAGCACCAAGTACTTGGTTATCTAATTGGTGGAACGTAGTTATGCCTGCAAGACGTGGTAGAAGAAATATGGTAAAACAATTTATAATCGCTAATGGTGTTTTAGCCATGTTTGGATTACCGAGTTTTGATGCGTTTGAAAAGAAATTCAATGAAGATGAACAATTTAGAGAAAAATTGGCAAACGATCCAAGATTTTCACAAGTTGTTAATCAATCAACAAGTCAAGAAGATTTGGTCCAAATTGATAGATTAGGGATTAATGGACAAGAGAATCTACAACAACAGGGTGGTGGTTTAATGGATATGAATAGTCAATTTGGATTAAATTTTTTGAAAACAATAGCACAAAACTATTAAATTAGATATTTATATTAGAGTTTAATGGTTTGGTCGCCATTAGATGATAACTCGAAAAAAACGAAAGGGGGTATTCCAAATCTCGACAAAGGGGTCCTAAAGACCTCTTTGTTCGTTTATAAACCTCAGTTATTATAAATAAAAAACCCATCGAATTCGATGGGTTTAATTTTTGGTGGAGGTGAAGGGAATCGAACCCTTGTCTTGTTCGCCATACAATAGATGGACTACACGTTTAGTATAACATTGGTTCTCAATGTTCCAAAATATTAGGTTTGATATATGTGAGAAACCTACCTACAAACAACTTGGTCTCAGAATTATTTTAAACGAGCTCTGACCTGTGACCCGTATAACGGACTTCTGTTCCTGGGTTATATGTCCTAACCGACCCGACAGTAGGTACTTATTAAGCAGCTACTTTAGAAGTTGCAAGGATACCTGCAATTTCCATGTTGTTGTAAACGTTGCCGTTTGATTTTTACCACCGTAGATTTAAGTCATAGATGACATCTGACTACGTGCCCATTTACCATATAAACGCCAATCAATACCTGGACACCCCCATATTTTAAAGAACTTTCACAAATATAGACAAAAAAAGGGTTAAATAAAAATTTAACCCAATTTATCTTTTATTTTTTTTATTAATCTACCTTTTTCTTTCTACCTCTTTTTTTGGGTTTTTCTTCGACGATTTCTTCTTTTGGTTCCTCAACCTTAACAGGTTCTTCTACTTTCTCAGGTTCACCCTTTATTTCAGATACAACCTTTTGTTTTATTTCTGAAATAACTTCTTCAGATTTTTTTGTTAATAGGTTTTTTAAAAAATCAATTATATTTTTCATAGATATTGTTTATATATAAATATCATATAAAAATGAAAAACTTAATCAATATAGGTAGTAACTATTTTACCATCTTCTTCTTTTAAATCAACAACAATAGGTCTATTACGTGGGACATATCTTTCTGTACATGTTGATGCGTTAATGTATAAAACATCATCAATATATGCACCACCATATGCATGATGAATATGTCCAAACACATGGACAAGTGGTTTTAATGTATCTAATCTATATCTCAACAATTCACAACCAACTTGTAAATTTTGTGGTGTAAAATCTCTACAACCATGTGGAGGTCCGTGTGTGATCAATATATCAGTATCATCTGGTATTTCTTTCCATTTAAGTTCTAACTCCCAACCATTTCTTGGAAGATTAAATGCCCAATTATAAAATTCAGGTTGCCAAGGACTTCCATAAAATTTAATTGGTCTTGAAAATTTCGGATGTTCAATTACAAATTCAGAATCATGAAGATAAACGACATCTGATTGAGATAAATTCTCCTCATTTATTATATGATGTAACCAAGGTGCCTCATTACTATGACGAAGACCATTATAATGTTCAAAACCAAAATCATGATTACCCGCAATAAAGATCTTGGTATCAAATCCTTTTAAATTTTGATACCAATAAACAAATTCAATAATTTCAGGTTCTCTACCCATATTAGTACAATCCCCCGCATGGATGAGTATATTGTCTTGATCAGGATCGATATATTTTTCAACTTTATGTGTCATTCTTTCATGTAAAGAATGTGTGTCTGATATACAAATTAATCTCATAGGTATAATATAAATAAAAAAAATATAAAAACAAAAAAAGGTTAGAAAAATCTAACCTTTGGGGCCTTGCGGCATGAAATCTTTTTATTACTCCACCACCATGATTTTATAAAAATCAGGAAAATAAAACGCTGAGATTACACGTTCGGGTGATTATCTTTGGGACATTATTGATTCTTCCCTTATCCACTACCTTTTGAGTAGTAATAATCAGTCACGGTCAATTAGATTAACCAATCCTTAAGTTGTGAATCACTCTCTCATTACTCATCACTCTTCGAGGTTGCCACCCCAATTAATCCTTGCGAGATTAGAGAACTTTGGTGAAAATCATGTTGGGCTTGGGACCCTTCATGGCCATGAACAACTCATGACTATGTAGTGACCTGTCATCCACAACTGACGAACACTTTTCCTTGATTTATTAATTTTGCAATTAAATGGATGCAAGTTATTGGTTTGTGGATTGTGAAGGTAGTGGTTCGTCACCAGCTCAGCCATCTTTTGAACGGCTAAATACTAAACTACCCTCTGAGATGTCCCCACCTCCATATTTTTGCTCATCTTCATAACTCATGCCTTGGTAGGCTAAGGTTAAGGTTAATAACAGCACCACCTGTACACTAACATACCTTTCGGTTTTAAGACAACCATAATATTGAAAAACGCAATTATGAAGTCGGATAACAACATTTCTTGCAATAATTCTACGAGTTATTCTTATTGGTGTTCCCACCTCAACCAAACGACCCACATCGCTTGATCGCCCAACCACTTTCCCTACAGTGTTACCCTCAGTACTAAAGGTCAGACGATATCTCGTTTGTCTACTCGAGCTCGGTTACCCAAGCCGCAGAATACCAAAACCAAGGTATTCCACTTTATACCACTTTCATGGTTTATTTTATGGACTATAGACCGCCCAATATTTTCAAAGAACTTTATCGTTTCCGATTGTTTTACAAAGATAAGAAGTGTTTTTCAACTTTCCAAATTTTTGTCAAACTTTTTTTTTAAGAACTTTTTCGGTGTGTATTACCGAATTGTTTTACAAATATAAAAAGAGTTTTTCAAAAAACAAAATCTTTTTAAAACTTTTTTGTTGCGGCGGTTGGATTCGAACCAACGGTCCCTAGGTTATGAGCCTAGTGAGATACCACTTCTCCACGCCACGATGTTTAAAGAACTTTTACAAAGATATAAATACTTTTTTAAAATACAAAATCTTTTTAAAACTTTTTTTTGGTACCGTAGCACAGGTTCGAACTGTGTTCTCCATCCTTATGAGAGATAGTCGTATTCCACTAACCCACGGCATTTGGCGGAGAGTAGAGGGATCGAACCTCATCCGAATTAACGAACACAATGCTTAGCAGGCATGTCTACTCACCGTCGTAGTTTACTCTCCTTTTGGTGTGACCTACGGGAGTCGAACCCGTGTTCTTCAGAGCCACAATCTGACGATGTAACCAACCCATCTCAGGCCACCATATGCGGTAGTTTTCAAGACTACTGTACTAAACCACTATACGACCTCTCCTTTATGATGTTCCGATAGGACTCGAACCTATACTACAAGAGTCAAATTCTTGTATGCTAACCATTACATCACGGAACAATATGTGGTTCTATTAGGACTCGAACCCAAACTCCGAAGTCCGTAGCTTCGTGTGCTAATCCATTACACCATAGAACCATTGCACGGATGTCAGAATTCGAATCTGAAACGTCGGTTTTGGAGACCGAAATGATAACCAATTTCACCACACCCGTGTATTTGAGGTCGGAGTCAGAATCGAACTGACGTAAGAGGTTTTGCAGACCTCCACCTAATCCACTCGGCCATCCGACCATTGTTCCCCCGTCGAGATTCGAACTCGAAACTCCCACATTAAAAGTGTGGTACTCTAGCCAATTGAGTTACGAGGGAATATGTTTGTGGTACACCTTGGTTACGCTCCAAGTCCCTTGGATTTTCAGTCCAATGCTTCTACTAAGTTAGCTTGTGTACCATTCGTGTTCGGAGTAGGACTCGAACCTACAACCTTTCGCGTATCAGGCGAATGATCTCACCAATTGATCTACCCGAACATTATGTGGACCGTGAGATAATCGAAATCTCCCAAAGACCTTGCAAGGGTCCTTCGCCAGCCTTGGAACATGACAGCCCATAAAACAAAAAACCTCGAGATTTTGTCCCGAGGTTTTTTTGAATTACTTATTAAAATATTTTAACACAAATTCATACAAACAGATCGGGACATACGGATATGACGCTGACTTGCCCATTTTGAACAACTAATAAACGACATAATATGTTTGAACTGTTTCATCGAATTTATTTTTTTAATCTTTTGTTTTACAAAGATAATAATAAATATTGTAAAAACAAAGAAAAGTATAATTTAATTTCTAACTAAGTGATTTGCGGCGTATGTTACCATAGCACCTAATTGTTTATATCTAACTTGATAACCCATACCTTCAACAAGACCAACCGCTTGTCTTAATACGGTATTTGATTTAAATTTCGGATCAGGATTTAAGTCAATATCAATCCATAATGGTTTTGGTAAACCATTTTCTTTTAAAAATTCTGCGGTCTCAATTGATTTCCAAACTTCAGTAAGTAATCTGGTTGATGTGTTTCTCTCAATTGGAACAGTATCTCTTGAACACAAAACATGTGCACCTTTACCTTTTGTGTATAAGGCAATAACAACTCCATATATAGTTTTTCTATTACTATAATTTTGAGAATCGGCGCCAACTAATATCTCCACATTTTCTCTTGTTGAAATATATTCTTTAATATATTCAGCAAGATTATCAATCTCAATTCCGAATAATGTTTTAAATTTTCTCATAACATGTTGTTATTAATAAATATTTTATGTTGAATTCATGTTAATCATGATACCTGCCTCACCACTTGATAGTGTGTATAAATTGTATCTATTATCACAAACCCAACCATATTTTTTGAACCTAAAAATAATTACTTCTTTTTTCTCAAATGTACCATAGATTGCGTTGTCTGCGTAATCAATGACCAAATGATTAACTAATCCCATCTTCCACGGTATTTGAAATTCTTCTTCTAATTCATTGATGCCGATTAAGATCGTCATAAACTATTTTTATTTGTCAAAAATATATGCTGTACCGAGAGGATTCGAACCGTCTATGTCGCGATTCGGTAAAGGACAAATATGCTAGCTAGCTTGTGGTCAACCCTTATCCATTTACCTATTTCGTTGTCGACGCCCACGAGACGAGTGGGGGTGTCTGCCAATTTCACCACAGTACAATTTGAGCAGATAGTCAGATTCGAACTGGCATCTCAGCCTTGGCAAGGCCGAACACTAACCATTGTGCTATATCTGCGTTTGAGAGGTTCGGGTACTCTCATCCCGGTTCCCACCGGACCCCAGTTCGTGGACTGTAAGATCCCAACTGATGATATGCTTCTTGCTTACACATACATATCGGGGGTAGTCCCTGTGTGAATCGAACACACTCTATGTTGCATGTAAGACAACCGCTTTCCCACTAAGCTAAAGGACTAAATGTGGACCCTCACGGGCTCGAACCGTGCACCTAATGATTATGAGTCATTTGCTCTAACCTACTGAGCTAAGGGTCCATTTTGCTGACCAATCAGGAATTGAACCTGAATCCCCCGGTCCCGACTGAAACTCGACGATAACCGAGCCAATCACGGGACCAGTGTGCCCATTACACCATAGCCAATCGAAAGTTTCGAACCTTCCATCTTCAGGTTAATTACTCCTGAAGTTTGCGGTCCCACCGGGAATCGAACCCGGCACTTTGCCGTGACAGGGCAATATTATAGCCGATTAACTATGAGACCAATCGTACCACCGACGAGAATCGAACTCGCATTTTGTCCGTGAAAGGGACGCGTCCTAACCGTTAGACGACAGCGGCAATTTGTGGTGTAGGTAGGACTCGAACCTACAAGCCCCGAAGGGACCGGATTTACAGTCCGGCGAGCCAACCAATTGCTCAACTACACCTTACAAATTCAAACATACAAAATATATTTGAATAAAAAAAATTCTGAGCGGATTGACGGTCTCGAACCGACCCTATTCCACAGTGGAAGTGTGGTGCCATGCCAACTAGGCGAAATCCGCTTATGAGGCCAATGACAGAATCGAACTGTCGTCTCATGATTACAAGTCACGCATTCTAACCTGCTGAACTAATCGGCCAATTTAATGTACCCCAAGAGAGACTCGAACTCTCACACCATAAGGCAACAGATCCTAAGTCTGCCGTGACTACCAATTCCACCATCGGGGCGATTGCGTCCTCTTTAGGATTCGAACCTAAAACCTATTGGTTAACAGCCAATTGCTCTACCGTTGAGCTAAGAAGACATTATGTCGGGATGGCAGGATTCGAACCTACGACATCTTGGTCCCAAACCAAGCATTCTACCGGACTGAACTACATCCCGATTATTTCAAAGATCTATTAACAAAAAAAACCCGAACTTTTTGTGTTCGGGTTTATGTTTATTTTGTTTTAATAAATTTTTTTAACTCCGAACTTGTTTGTATACTGGCACATCATACCCACCACCATTATTTGGTGTATTCTCTATCGTTAGTATGTTAAACAAGTTTGTCATTGTCTTATAAATATATGCAAATATATGTAAATTTGAAATAATAAAAAAATTATTTCGAAACTTTTTTATTATTTTTTTTATTTGCCTTGTTAAATTCTTTTGATCCTTCAACATTGGCGGGATATTGTTCCCTTAATGTTTCATCTTCTTTTACTTTTTTAATTTTAAATTCAGATTTAGGAACATATTTCCAATAACCTGATTTAACCATTGATTCTGCTTCTTTGTCGTCAATTCTTTTAATTACCCCGATTTCGGTGTTTTTAGTTGACTTAATTGATTTGATACATTTCATAATTTATGTTTTATTTTATATAATATAAGAAAAAAAATCAATCCCACCAAGACTCGATATGATTTTCCATCATTTTAAATAAAAGTTTTTTTGCTCTGTTGTGATTTTCCCAACTCATACGAATAGCAATAATTCTTTTTGAGTTTCTTTGATCCACATCAAGTTCATTAAAAACTTTTTTATAGATACGAGGATATATTTTAAAATAATCATCAAAATTATCTGAAATTTCCTCAATACGAAGTTGTTTGTGGGTAGGTCTATCGGGAATGGGATCAAAATGAAATTCACTTTTTTGATAATCCACATATTCCGTATTATAGTAATCTTCTTTTATTTTTTGTATAAGACGAACACATGTCATCATACGTTCAGAATCTCTAGTTGCTTCTGAATGTCTATTTTTATAACCAATATATTTTGATTGAAAATTAAGTTTCTTTTCAAGAAGAACTAAAATAAAATGATAGTCATGTTCTCTATCTTTCCAAATAGTTGGAAACCATTTCCACAGATTTTTTACACCTTTAATAAAATCTTTGTGAAGATATCTTCCTTGTACGGTATCCGCAGATACCTCTCACTTGCGTTCTCTACCTCATTAGGTTTCCGTGATTATCGTCTACCAAAGAATGTAAGATTCGATGATTCAACATCTGATAAGGATAGAAATAGTCACGTGATTACGTGTCGACTAATCGTCCAAATCATCATTACATTCTATTCCGCCACCTGACTTAATATTCTATTTCAAATTTAACAACACATTTCCACCAGAACCGAGCATTGTTTGTGGATACTTACCATCCCATCTTTGTGCTCTAATATACTCAATATACATCGGTGTTAAGTATTGTTGTTCTTTTCTCACCGCTTCAGCCCTACCGGATGCTGCAATCACCGCTTGAGCACTATCACCTTTTGCCTTTGCGATCTGTGTTAAAGCCTGAGCTTCGGCCACGATCTTTTGTTGGATAGCCGCTTGAGCTTCTTGAACCGCCTTGGTCTTTTGGTTGATGGCTTCCGTGATCTCTTTTGGAGGAACAATATTTGTTCTTAATTGAGATACGTTAAACCATTTACTAACCCTTAAATTACATTCTTTTACAATGTCAGATTCAAATTCGGCTCGATGATTAAAAATTGAATCGACACTATATAAGTTGGCAACATCATTCACGGCACCTATAATAGCGTTCTTCAACCAAGTTTCTTTAATCTGATCAACATCTTGTCTGAGATTTTGATACATATCAGCGGCATTGGATGGATTCACAGACCAGTTAAAACTTGGTTTAATTACCGCTTGGAACCCACCTTTTGTGATGATTGCGGTTTCTTCGTAATCTACATGTTGTTGGGTCACGGGATACTCCTTAATACGAGATAACCAACTATTATAAAACACCCAACCCGTTACATATGTGGTCTTACTGATACCTTTTTCATCTCCGGTGTTGTTGATTTTTAATCCTACGTGTCCAACATCAATTCGTTCAACTGAAATTGGATTGATGATTGCCAAGATAATAGATACAATAAACACAACAACCGCTTTAATAACTGCACTCGCTTTTATTTTTGTATTATTGTACTTGTCAGGTTCTGACAAATAATTTTTGAAGTTAAATACTCCGAATAAAATTCCTAATACTACTACCGATAAGGTAAATGTGATAATTCCAATCATAACTGTTTTTTTTATTTGTTTAAAGATTTTACTAATTTATGTCCTAATAAGAGGATCAATACAAAGGTAGTGATTAAAATGATATAACCAAAAATATTTGCAATTGTATTTGGTAAAGTTAAAAGATAGGCGGATAATTCTGTAACAATAATGCCACCGATAAATGTGACCAAAAAACACATCACAAAAATTAATACTTTTCTATAATTTTCCATTTTTATTTATTAAGTTGTTTTATTTTTTTATTGACATAATGATAGTTGTGATAAAACTCTTCGTAAAATGTGATATTTCGTGGATATAGATTTTCTCTACTTATTTTAGACACTAATTCATCTATTTTTATTTGATCACCATTTTCTTTAATATATTCATCAATAATTTTATCCATTTTTTCTTCTCTTTCTTTTTGTGCAGAAAGTTCAAATTCCCATTCATCATCGGCAAATTGTTCATTTATATACTCCATAAGATCATCATCATCAATTTCTTCCCATCCACCCGGATCTTTCCAAATCCAATATTCAGTAAATTTTGAACTTTCACCAATTCGAATATCAAATGTTTCACCATTTTCATTTTCAACTGTAAATTGTTTTGTTTCCGCCCAATATACTTTTTCGGGCATTTCTTTTAATTTGTAATTCATATTTTATTTTTTTTAATAAAAGCAGGTCTTAGGGGTCGTATTATTCCCTTCATTATCCTTGTACTATTAAACCGTGGGAAGCGAGGACCCGCTTAAAATTTACAACTTTTTTCCGAGTCAGTGGGAAAGTTGTCAACCCATCCAGCTTACGATCTGGCTCTTTTCTTGACTTTTGTCAGTGGAATAGAGGAACTACGATCCCGCGGCCTACAGGAACTTTGTAGTCTCACCTAGACTCGAACTAGGATCAGAAGCTTAGAAGGCTACCGTTTTTCCCTTAAACTATGAGACCAAGAAGGAAAGAGGAAGATGGTCGAGTGGACATCCTCTTTTACGAACGGCATTACTATGTTGGTTCCAACTCCGAAGATAATCACCAACCACCAACAGGTGTCTTAATCTTCATTCCCCGTTCAACCTTAATACTATCGTTCTTTTGACTTTTATTTTATTTTGATGTTGCTTTATGTGTATCTAATGCAAGTTTCATCATGGTTGCATTAGTGTGAACGTAAGTTTTTAACTTCGTTTCCAACTTATCTAATCGAGAATCTAACTGTGAGAAGGTTTCTCTTTCGAGGTTATCAACTCTACGATTAACTTCTTCATTTAATCTTCCGATGTTATCGTGAGTATCTCTTTTTGTGTTATCGATGGAAGTATGTGTATTATCAATTGAATGATAAACACCATCAAAACCATCTTTAACTTTTGTTTGTAACTTTGTTACCTTAACAATACTTACCACAGCAACTATTGCGGTCGCAATAACCACCACGGAAGTAATTCCTAAAATAAAGAAAAGTATTTCCATAATTTGTTTCTCCTTATATGTCAAAGAACGATAGTATTGGTGCCCCAGGCGGGAATCGAACCCGCACGGACGTTTCGGTCCACAGGATTTTAAGTCCTGCGTGTCTACCTGTTCCACCACCGGGGCAACTATTTCCAAAAATGTCAAAGAACAAAACAAAGATAAACAATATATTCCTTAAAACAAAAAATCTCTTAAAATTTTAAGAGATTTTTTTTTACGTTACATTTAATTATTAAAATTATGCGTAAGTATCGTCATCTTCTTTATTTTTTATTTTAGCATATTTCTTTTCTTTTTTTTCAGAATGTATTACTTGTTTGTCTATGTTATATATTTTTATGTCTCCTGTTTTAGTTTCAACAAATTCTTTTGCTTCTTCTATTGTTTTAAAAAATGTTTCTGTTTTTACTAAAACACCATCAACCCAATCAAAAATAATAACAGAATAATCTTTATTTTTTTCTTTTGTTTTGTGTTCTATAATTTCTTTTTTCTTTTTTCCTGAATAGTTTTTCATTTTATTGTTTTTTTCTTTTTTATTTGTCATTTTTTAAAATAATTTACCCAAATTTTACGTGTCTTATTGGTATAACCCCTTAATAAATATTGGTTTGTTATCAAATTTACCTTTGGTAATAAATGTGTTAACAATAATTTTAAATATATATCTCTTGTTTCTGTTGGTTTTGCGGTAAAAATACGGTTGATCCAAGGAAGTTCATCCGAGGAAATTACAGGGACACCCTGACTAACTAAATCCGCGGCAACAATATTAAATGTTTCTGAAAATGAAACCTGCATACCTATATCCATTTTACCACATATTTCCAAAAAATCTTCTCTCGGTGCCCAAGAGTGGTTAATTAATTGATGTTCTGAATCGGATAAATGTGCAAAAAAACTTTTTAAATTATTATATACTGCATCTCCTTTTTGTTCAACTCTACCTGAATTTATATGAAATCTTAATTTTTTACCTATACTTTCAGCAAATTTAACTGCCGCAATTGCTTGCATTAAATGGTTTTTCATTGGTCTAATTGCACCAAAACAACCTATATCGATGGTATCTTTATTTCTATCGTATTTTTTTATTTTATATTCTTGAGGATAAAAATTTGGAAGATAAATTATCTTTTCATTTATCTGTTTACTTGACCAATTCACTTTATGTTTTATGAAATCTCTCAATTCTCTCGTTGCTCTGGGTGCATTTGTCCCAATATAAACATTTTCATAAAATATATAATCACCCAACCAATCTAATGCCATACCTTCATTTGCTAAAAATGGTATTTCACTATGTAATCTAATTATCCATTTTACCTTTGGGTGTAGTTTACATAGAACATAAAATTTAGACGGTACAACCCAAAGTGCCTCAATAATAACATGTGTTGGTTTGTATTTTGTAACTTCCCTATCAATACAATTATTATCAATCACGACTGAAATATGGGACTCAATACCTGAATCATTTAACATATCGTTCATAAAAGATGCCGAATTGTACAATCCGGTACTCATACCGACATGTGAATCCTTTATTCCATCATAATTATTTTTTCTTTTTAAGATGAAAAGTACTTTATTTTTATTCATATATTAAAATGGAATCAACAATAAATACTTGAAAAGTTTTATAATTAAAAAAAAAATGTCAACTTTTTTTTAGTTGACATTTATGTAATATTTTTTTGTTAAATATAGATCAATATCTAATAACAATAGTGTTTAATTTATATTTATTTGATAGATCGATCATATGTTTCGTGCCCTTACTATTACCATCCCAAAAACAAATACAAGTATTACCATAATTCGCCATTTCTTCATTTCTTTTATAACCCGCACTCTTTCCGTACTTATCCCATTGTGCTGGAAACTTCTTAATTTTGTAACCTCTCTCATTCGCGTATTGTACCCCTAAAGTATCAGCCCCTCTAGCCATTCCTGAAACTATTTCGAGATCCTCTTTATTTTCACCAATCAATTCGTCTAATTTTTCTTTTAGTAGTTCGTAATCACTAAAATCACGACCACCCGCAACGATTATTTTCATTATATGGTGTTTAATTCTTTACTTAAATCTCTTATTCTCGTGCAAGTCTCGAAATCTTCTATTTGTTCAAAATACGGCATTAGATCCCTCATTAATACAAAATTCTCATTTTTACGATAACAGAATTCGGTTTCAAATTCCAAATCCATGATTGTTGCTTTAACAAGAAGTTTTAGATTTTTTTTCTTGGTTGTTTTAAATTTTTCGAAAATCTCAATAATTGATTTATAAATTATACTTTTATTTTCATCATAGAAATGGCGAAAATCTTGATAATTTTTAGTCAAATCAACCACGATGTCATTGCTGTATGTTTTCATTAAATTTTTTTTCAAAGATATTTAAAATTAATTGGAAAACCAAAAAGGTGTCTCTCTATTTTTCCAAGATGCAAAATTTATTTTGTCACCAATATAATAATTTCTATATGATTGTATTGGACAACTAACTTTGTATTTATCTGGCATTGCTTTAGGTAATTCTGTAATACCTTTGTCAGAAATTTTTACTTTATTTATTACACACCATTCAATTACTTCTTGTGATTTATGTTTTTTACCATAACGATATGTGTATTCGTAACATAATTCCAATCCAATTTCGCAAAGGTACAAATAGTTTGATAGTGATTCCCTGACCCATATTGAACATGGGTGATTTTTGTGAGATAATTTGTATTGTGCTTGTGAACCTGTTACCCAATGTGCGGAACATAATAATTGTGCGGTTTCCAATATCATTTTAACAACATGTTTATCACAATGGTATTCTGCACATTTTTTTGGATCTTTATCTAAAAAAAATATATTCATTATTCGTTTATTGTGTGATCAATACGTACCCTAATACATGTTTGGGGTTGTCTCATGTTTTTTAAAAAATTGTTTATATAACCCATAATATTTGCGGAACCTATCGGGTTTGCGGAATGAGTATAAACAAGTGGAAAGGTAAAATTTTCTTTTGGTTTTTCCAAATAATGATTCACCAACCATTTCGCACAATCCAATCCAGTTTTTTCTTTTATGTTATCGTAGTTCAGTTCATAGTTTGGGTAAACATTGTTAAAATATTCAGCCATTGCAGTCTCACCCAAATCGTGATCCAAAGAAATGGTATCAAAACTTTCTAAACCATGTTTTAATATGGTACTTACAAATTCACCATAGTCTTTTACAAGAATCCAACTATTGTCTTTTGGAACACGAACATCGTCTAAATACAATTTTAATTTACTCATTATCATTTTTTTTAAAAGGTTTCGAATACTCAGGATATAGGATTTTCCATATTGTTTGATTATATGGTTTATTATCATACATAGAAAATAGAATTGAAGAATATTTGTATTTTATTGCAAATTGTGCGAATACTTTTCTTTCATTTGAATTTTCCGATCTCATAATAACTTTGAATATCCATTCATATTCTTTTTTTATTTTATCAAATTCTGACTCAAATTTATTTTTTGTTTCTTTTACCCAATTATAAAATTCATCGGGTACCTTTTCAATAATTTTATCTAATGATTCTCCATTTTTTAAAGATTCCCAAATATCTCTATTTGAGATGTTTGTTAGGATTTTATGGAGACGACAATATTCTACACCTTTTATTTTCATTCTAAACCCATTTTGAAATCTAATAACGAATCCCTCTTCATTATCTTTGATTATTTCTTTTAGGGTTGAATAGTCTTTTATACCATCATATTTTTTAACAAATTTAAATCCAAGATTTCTATACATATTAACGAACCTAACACCTTCAAGATGGATTCTTTCGTCAAATATTTTATATTCGTAACCATCGATATTGTCAATTACACCGAGCATTATTAGATCTTCATAATCATAATCAACAACAATACGATTTTCTTTATAAATTATTTCAAATAGATATGTTTTATCCTCAATTAATCTTTGGTAGTCATATTTTTGAAGAAGTTCCCATCCTCTTTTTGCTTGATCGGATGTAAATGATCCACGAGTTGCAAATACCCATTGACCTTCATAATTAAATAATATACCTAAAGACCCATCTAATTTTTCAAAAACATCAAATGGTTCGTTTGGTATCTGTTCGGGTTTTAATTCTTCGTAATTAAAAAATTTTGGAAAAGGTCGAGCAACAATATTACCATCAACATCGGTAACTAATCCTCTACATTGAATAATAACATCATCCCATAAGTTATCATATTGAACTTTTGGTGAGTAATTCCAAATTGTTAAAGGTAATGTTGGGTGTGTCTGTTTTAATAACAGACCATCATTGTGATATTTTTCTAATATATCTAACATTAAAGAGAAACATCAAATCTATTTTTCATTTGTTCAACTTTTTCTTCGGGAACATCGTGAATATTTAAATTTCCGTGTCTATTTTCAACAATCACACTAAAAACCCTGTAATTGTATCTTTCCGCCATTTCGTAATATGCGTCCATTTCCCATTTCTGTGTAAAGGTATTCGCGACAACAATTCTTGAAAATTCATTTTTCATTTTTGTTGCACATCTTTGTTGTGATTGTGCATGTGCCTCTTTTAATTTTGTGGAATCAAAAATATAATTACCCTTTTCGTCAAGAAAAAAATCATCCGCAGAAATAACGTCAGGATCATCTGAAGCTAAACATCTTAAAATTGTTTTACCTAATGTAGATTTACCACTACCTGGTACTCCTCTTAAAAGAATTAAATCTCCGACATATTTTTTTTCTTCCATAAATTGGGAATTTTAGTTTAACAAAATTAGGGGGAATTTATATTCCCCCCAAATTTTATTTTACATCAGCACTATCAGTTTTTACTTCTACTGTAGTGTCTTGTCCTGTTGGTACTAAAGTATCAACAGAAACTTCTGTAGAGTCAGTAGTTTCGATTGTTGTGGTTGACTCAGATCCACATGATGTTAACGCGAAAATCGCACTAACAATCAAAATAAACATATATTTTTTCATACCTGTAAATATACGAAAAATAAATTTAATAACAAAATATAATAAAAAAAAGTCCCAACGATATGTCGGGACTAAGGTCTTTCAATGGGTTCAACCCCATTTACTTATGAAAAAAAACGAAAAGGTAATCGACAAAGAGAACCTCCGAGAATATAAATATATATAATTTTACAAAAAGTCAAGATATTTATAAATTATTTTTTTCTAATTACCAATTCTCCGTCTTTAATTTTCAAATTTGCTAAAACATTTTCTTTTATAGTACCTTTTAGAATTTCTTCACTTAAGAAATCCTCACAAAGATTTTGTATTATTCTTTTTATGGGTCTCGCTCCATATTCTTCTTGTTGATTTAATTCATATATCTTTTGTGATACTGATTCGTCAAAATTAACTTTGTATCCTTTTTCAGTTAATCTATTTTTTAATTTATTTAATTCAACACCAATAATTTGTTTTAGTGCATTTTCGTCTAAAGAATTGAAAAGGATTACATCATCAATTCTATTTAAAAATTCAGGATTGAATTGTTGTTTCAATGATTTTTGTATCATTGTTTTTTTAACTTCTTCTTTTTGTTTATTTGTTGAAGATGTTTCAAAACCAACTCCCCCACCAAATTCAGAAACTTTTTTAGCCCCAACATTTGATGTCATAATAATCAAAGTATTGGTGAAGTTAACTTTTCTACCAAAAGAATCGGTTAAGTGTCCTTCATCTAAAATTTGTAACAACAAATTGAAAACATCTTTATGTGCCTTTTCAATTTCATCAAACAATATAACTGAAAATGGATTGTTTTTTACCTTTTCTGTTAATTGACCACCTTCATCATATCCAACGTAACCGGGAGGTGAACCAATTAATTTAGATACATTGTGTTTCTCCATAAATTCACTCATATCCACACGAATCATTTTTTCGGGATCACCAAATAATATTTCAGCCAATGATTTTGCAAGATATGTTTTACCGACACCAGTTGATCCTAAGAATATAAATGATCCGATTGGTTTATTTGTATCTTTAATACCAACTCTATTTCTTCTGATACATTTAGATATGATTGATATCGCCTCATTCTGTCCAATAACCTTAGATGTTAAAATTTTATCTAAATTCAAAAGTTTTTCTGTTTCTTTTGAATCCAATTTTGTAATTGGTACACCAGTAATATTTGAAATTATCTGGTAAACATCTTCAATACTAATTGGTGTTTTATTATTTTGTTGGTTTATCAACCATTTTTCTTTTTCTTGTTCTAATTTTGATAGAACAGTTTTTTCTGTATCTCTTAATTTAGCTGCCAATTCATAATTCTGTGTTTTAACGACATCTAATTTTTTTTGTTTTATTTCCTCAACTTCTTGTTTTAATTTTTCAACACTTTCAGGTATTTTATTAGATATTTTCTTTTCTGAACCTAATTCATCCATAATATCAATTGCCTTATCAGGAAATTGTCTGTCAGTCATAAATCTTTTTGATACTTTAACAATAGTATCAATAACACCATCTTCATATTTTACTTTATGAAAATTCTCATATGATGTTTTAAGATTTTCCAAAATTTCAACAGTTTCTTTTTCTGTTGGTTCCGGTAAGATTATTTTTTGGAATCTTCTAACTAACGCAGAATCTTTTTCGATGTTCTTTTTGTATTCATCAAAAGTTGTTGCACCAATACATTGAATTTCACCACGAGCAAGTGCGGGTTTTAATATGTTGGCTGCATCCATTGATCCGCTGGCATTACCTGCACCGACCATTGTGTGTAATTCATCAATAAAAACAATTACATTCGGTGCTTCTTGTAATTCATTTAATATCGCTTTAATCCTTTCTTCAAATTGACCCCTATACTTGGTACCCGCAACTAAAGATGTCAAATCCAATGACATTATTCTTTTATCTAAAAGATTTGAAGGACAGTTACCTTTATTAATCAATAGCGCCAATTTTTCAACCAATGCCGATTTACCCACACCGGCATCACCCACAATAACAACATTATTTTTCTTCTTTCTTGAAAGAATTTGTGCAATTCTTTTTACTTCTTTATCTCTACCAACAATAGGGTCTATTTTACCTTCTTGTGCTAATTTTATCAAATCTCTTGAGAAATTATCTAATATAGGTGTATTAGAATTTCTCTTACCTTTCTTATTTTGGTTTGTTGGTTGCCCATCATCAATGAAATCTACTGACATATTTTAATTATTTTACTACAAACATACGTTATTTTAAATTAAAAAAAAAATCAATTATTAACAAAAATTGATAATTATAGTAAACAACGTATGTCAAGAATAAAAGAATTAAAAAATGATGAAAAAAATATTATAAATATTATTGATCTTTTATCTATTCTTTGTGTTAAAAAAACAAAATATGTTGAGACGTTGATGAGGATCATTAAAAATGAAAAAAAACATAAACAACATATAAAAGAAATAAAAAAATTTTTAAATGATGAATTGAATATATCGGAAGAGGATATAAAAAATATTCCAGAAGATCACTTATTGTTTTATCATACGTTTATGGAAAATATGATTGGTATCGATGACTTAAAATCATTTCAAAGGTTTTGTGAATATAATGAAAAAAATCTAATACCAAAAAACGATTTAAGTACATATAAAAATTTTTCACAGATTAAATCGTCAATATCATTAGCAGAAATAAAAGAATACGAAAAAGAACTTGAGGGTCAGATAGTTGTGTTATTTAAAGACGAAGAATGGTTAATATTAAAACCATTAACACATCAATCATCAAAAAAATATGGATCAAATACAAAATGGTGTACCGCATCGGAAGATGCTCCACAATATTTTGAGGATTACAGTAGAAATGGTATGTTGATTTACATTATTAATATGAAAACAGGTAAAAAGACCGCAGTACATAAATTATTAAGGAATAACTCGGTAACATATTGGAGTCAGTTAGATAAAAAAATAGAACAATCTGAAACGAATCTCCCATTCCATATTATAAATGTTCTACAGAAATCATTAAAAGAAAATATAAGTAATAATTCATTATTAAATAAAAAAACTACTGTCAATCATCAATCTACAGTTCGTAAGAGAATTAAATTTAGAAATAATGACCATACTGATATGACAAATAGTCCGATCAAAATAAAAAGATAAGACAAAATGTCATCAGTATCTTTATGGTATAAAAATTGAAAATGGGTTACTAAAATTAATAATTATGATTACATTATTTAAAGACCCATTTTTTCAGGCATTTGATAAAATGTTTGAATTTGAAAGAGAACTTAATGTTCCGAAAACCAAAGTTAATAAAGATGAAACAGGTTATGTTGTAACTATTCCTGTACCGGGACTAACCAAGAGTGATCTCAAGATCACCACAAAAGATGGTATTTTGAAAATCACTTTTGAAAAAGAAGGTGGTTCGACATTTGTACCAAACTTCACAAAAACCTACACTTTACCTGATGAGGTAAATGAAAATCAAATTGAAGGTAAGGTCGAAAATGGTGTGTTAGAATTAACATTACCAATTTCAAAGAAAAAAACTTTGGAAAAACTAATTTCTCTTAATTAAATTAAAACCCCGAAATTTTCGGGGTTTTTTATTTCCCATATATTTCGTATATTATAGTAAAAACTATATTATGGGAATCATTTCAGAAAAAATCGAAGGAAAACTTATTACAGTTGAAATCAATTCATCAAATCTAAAATCAGCATTGTATGATACTGAAAGTCAAGATTTGACGATTACTTTCAATAATGGTGGTATTTATGAGTATAATAAAGTACCGTGGGATATTTTTGCTAAATTAAGATTAGCGGAATCTCAAGGGAAGTTTTTTAACGCAAATATTGCGAAAACTTATAAGTACAAAAAGGTAAAATGAGTGAATTTAAAGAACTAATTTTTAAATTAAGAGAGGATCCCGATAAAATTGAAAAAATTTACGAATACGTAAAAACAGATCCTGTTACTTTATCAAAAATGCCAGACGATACATATATCATATCAGATGGTAATCACAGGTCGAATTTACTTAATCTTTTAAAAGTTGATAATATTCCATCAATTATTGATGGTGAATTTAAATTGGTTCCAATAGAATTACTTAGAAGACCAAATGGTACGATAGGTACTCAGGGCTTTACATCTGAAAATATGATTAACTTGATTAATTATATTTTAAATAAAAAACCAAAAAAATCTTTATTTGAAGAACTAATTGAAGACAAGGAAGTTGATAAAAAGATAATTAAATCTTTTAGAAGTAAAGATACATTATGTCCAAACATATTTCGTAGAGTTGGGAAAGAATATGTTATTAAAGACGACATTAGAAAAAAACTATTGGAAATCACCAATGAATATTTAGATTTTATTGATGTTGAATTTTTTATTCACGATATAGTTCTTACCGGATCTTTGGCAAACTATAATTGGTCGGAATTTTCAGATGTTGATTTACACATATTAGTTGACATGGATGAATTTGATAATAAAGAAAAAGAAGATTCCACTATCTTACATAAAATAGTTCAAGATTTTTTTGATTCAAAAGAAAAAGTTTGGAAATCGAAACACGACATTAAAATAAAAGGTTTTGATCTTGAAATATACGTTCAAGATATTCATCAAGAACATGTATCATCTGGTGTTTACTCTATATTAAATAACAAATGGGTTGTCACACCTGAAAAGACAAATCCAAAAATAGATGATAAAAAAATATTACAAAAGGGTGAAGAATATGGAAAGCAAATAGATGATTTATTATCTAAAATGGAAAGTGGTGATGATATAACAAAAGAAACTAAAGACTTATATAAGAAGATAAAAAACTTTAGACAGAGTGGTTTAGAATCTGGTGGTGAGTACTCATATGAAAACTTAACATTCAAGTTACTTAGAAGAAATGGGTATATAGAAAAAATATTAGATTTAAAAAGTAAGATAATCGATAAAAAATTATCTCTATCAAATCAATAAACAACAATTTTTTTAATATATCCTTGTATTTATAGGATAAGAATAATTATATTTATTAAACAAAAAACATGGGAGATTTAAAACCATTGGGTAGTGAAAAGTTAAATGGAGATGACAAATTAAAAAGAATTCTCGAATTAACCTACTATAATAGTACACCCAAAAAATCAACAAATAATAACACTAAAGCCGAAATGATTAAAGAATCTATTGGTAATGGAGTATATGGTATCGTAAAAGAAAGAGACGGTTACTATGTAAAAAAAGGTTTAAATGAAAATTCACTAGATTATATTGGTGGAATGTTCATGAAAAACAAAAATAGATTTTCTTCATATGCTGAGGCGTTGAAAAGAATGGATTTACTTGTTGGTCAAGAAAATTTACAAGAAGCAACAAAATACGTTTTAAAACAAAAACCAGAAGGTGGGGCACCTGCACCTGAAGCACCAATGGCACCCGCACCAGCGGCACCAGAAGGTGGGGCACCTGAAGCACCAATGGCACCAGAAGGTGGGGCACCTGAAGCACCAATGGCACCAGAAGGTGGGGCACCTACTCCTGGCGGAGAAGAAGTTCCAATGGCGCCAGAAGGTGGAGAAGAAGTTCCAATGGCACCAGAAGGTGGAGAAGAAGTTCCATTCGCACCTGAAGGTGGAGAATCAGGAAAACCTTCAGATTACATGGCTGAAGTACAAAAATTTTCAGGGAAACTTGGTCAAGAATTAAGAGATCAAAAACAAAAAATGGAAAGTGACGATATTAAATATGTTTTAAACATGATAATATCGGCAGTTGATTTAGATAAATTAGAGGATGAAGATATCGAGGAAATATCTAAAAAATTCGATCGTGAGGAAGAAATTCCACAAACACCAGAAGGTGAGGAAGAAATTCCACAAACACCAGAAGGTGGGGAAGAAATTCCACAAGCACCGGAAAGTGGGGAAGAAGAATTGGGTGAAACAATGGATAAATTAGAAAATTTCATAAATACACCGATCGCAACTGATGAAGAAATAGATGAAGTTAATTTAGATGATTACAATGATTTAGGTGTTTCTGAAAGTGATGATCTTTTAGAGGTTGAAATTGATATGGATGAAATAAAAGCTGACATAAGCAAAAGTATTGGTGAGACGTTGAGTAAATATTTTAAATAAAATATGAGACTTATCTATGTTAATGAAATTGGTGCAGATTATAAAGGTCAAAAACAGTATGAATTTATCTTCAGTAAATCTACAGAACTTGACATAGAGGAATGGTTTGTTATACCGGCATCAATTTCAACACAATCTAAGTCTCCCGATGTTGAATATATTGACTTAGTTGGTCTTTTAAAAAATTCAGACATAGAATTAGAACTTGTTCAAAACTCCGATTATTTCGGAGTTATTGATGCTGTGGATGGTGTAGTTGCATTAGGTTGGGAAAAATTCAATCCTGAAAGTCAAGATGAAAGATTGACATTTAAGTTTGGAGAAACATTAGAAAGTGTAACAAAAAAAATAAAAGAAAGAGGTTATCACCTAATAAATGAAGAAATAAAAATTAAAATAATATGACAAGATCAGAAATGGTTAAAAGACTTGTAAATGAGGGTCTTTCCACAAAAACATTGGTTAATTTTAGTGATAATCAACTTAGATCACTATGTGATAGAATGTTAAATGAAGCACTTGTTAAACAAGTTAAAGTTTACAGTATGAGTAATCCAAGTGACGCCGCAGAAATTAATACAATTATTAATGATCCTAAAAAAGTTACCGATATTTCTAAACAAGGTCACATACAAGTAACAAAGGAAACAGAAATGAAAGAAGGGAAAAAGAAACCTACTCAAAAACAATTATCTGCTTTAGATAAAAATAAAAATAAGAGAATAGATAAAGAAGATTTCAAATTATTGAGAAATAAAAAAGATGTTAAAGAAGAGTTAAAAGGTAATCAGAAAAAATTAGATGTTGCTGAACCTAAAGGTAAATTAACTTCTGCCGATTTTAAAAAGTTAGGATCAAAAAAATCTGAAGTTAAGGAAGGTCGTAAATTAGGTCAAAGAGCAAAATTGGCTATGACTTTAAAAAAGTTAAAAGAAAATCATGAAATATCAGAATGGGTTAATAACTTAGCAGAAACAAATTATCATCCATTCACATCAAAAGGAGAAATCATGGAACTTTTACAAAGAAAACTTAATGAAACTGAAACAATGATACCTATGCCCAAAAAAGCTAAAAAAGGTCATAAAGGTCATAATGGTATTCCTGAGTTTATGACTTATGATTCAATAACATCAACTGAAACAGCACCGACAAAAGAACCTTCAACAAAACCCACACCAACAAAAGATCCGGGTGAAAAAACCCCACCAAGAAAAGATCCAAGAAAAGATCCATTCAGAAAAGATGACCCAAATCCGATTCCGAATCCCGGTCCAAGAGCAGGATCAACAATAAAAGAAGGGAAAAAGAAAAAATAAAATGAAAATTGTTATAAGCAAAAAAAATTTACTATCTTTAGTTAAAGAAAATATTGAAGAAATGGCAATGGATTTTGATTCTGCCGATAGGCCCGATTCTGGTGTACAGTCTAAACTTAGTCAAGGTGAAACTCCTTTGAAAAAAATTCCCTTACCTAAAACAGGTAATGAACCAAATCAAAATTTCCAGGAACTTTTGGCTTCAGAGAGATATAAACAAGTTGTTCAGAAAGTTAGACAATATACTAACATTCAAACACCAATGGTTGGTATGCAAAATATGATGCCATTAATGCAAACCATGATGATGGCACATAATGAAATTGTTCAAACCGAAAGAGAACATAGAGAAGAATTAGAAAGATTGGCAATTGATTTGGTCATGAAAGAATTTGGAATTGAGGAAGGTGACATTGAGTTTGAGGCAAAAATTGTTGGTATGGGTGAAATTGATACTCAGGACTTTAATAGAGATCAACCGGGTCAACAACAACCTGAAATGGAAGAGGTCGAAATTGAACAGGAATTATTTGATGATTTACAAACATTAAATTTAGAAAAAGCTAAAGCAAGACTAATTGGTAGTATGATACAAGGTGCATCGAAAAGAGGTCATTATATGTATCATTATGTTACAGATAAAATTAGAGAAATTACCGGTTCAGAATCATTAATTAATCAATATGGTATTTTAATGTCAATTAATGATACATTATATTGGCAAGTCAGTGATCAACAAATGAAAGCTTCCATGGGTGGTGGAGGTGGTGGTAATATGGTTGGAGGTAAAGAAAGTATTGACCCTAATTCAAATCCACCAAAAGTAATGGCACAAGGATTGAATTTCCCAATATTGGTTCATGAACTAATAAAAGGTACTTTTGAAGTGATTGCTGCAATTAAAGGACAATCGCGTAATCCTGAAATTGCTCAAAGAGTAATTAGTAGTGAAAACACAATGGAAAAAGAAATTTGGGATTTAAGATTGGGTCCAGCGATATGGGATAGAATTAGAAGTCAAATACCAGAAGATGTGTTAACTGATGAAAATAAGAAGAATATACAATTAATGTTATTTTCACATATAGTTAAAAAGCCAGCTAAAGAATTTTTAGTATTCATGAAAGAAGTTATTTCAGGATCAGAAAATGGTAGAAATTTAATGAAAATTATTGTTGATTCTATAGAGGCGGAAATAAGAAATTATGATTATGAAGAATCGATGAGTGAATTTGACGATAAACTTACAGATATCTCAGATGAAACTGATGATGATGATTTAAAAGATTTCCTTGGTGGCTTAGGTATTGATCTATCATAATCAAGTAAAGATAATAAAAAGGGAGGTTTTACCTCCCTTTTTTGTATTTATAGGTATATGAACACAAAGATTGAACAGTTAAAAGAATACGCTAAGATTATCAAAGATGCTCCGTATGCCTTAAAAACATACTTAACAACTTATGATAATACACAAAAGAAATTCGTACCCTTAGAATTGTTTCCTGATCAAGTTCAATTGATTAAGGATTATGAAACTTATAATGAAAATATAACAAGAAAATATAGACAGGCGGGTGTATCTACAGTAACAGCCGCTTGGATTTCAAAAAAACTCCAAACCGCAAAACCCGAAAATCCTGAAAGGGTTCTGATTATTGCGAATAAGAGAGATACCGCGATTGAAATGGCCAATAAAGTTAGACATTTCTTGGATCAATGGCCAGAATGGATTAATGTGGGTTTTCACCCTGATAAAAACTCAGAAAGTAGATTTAGATTAAATAATGGATGTGAAGTTAAAGCGGTTGCGACATCTGCGGATGCATTACGTGGTTACACACCAACGATACTTGTATTTGATGAGGCGGCATATATTGAAGCGGGAGAAGACTTTTGGGCGGCATCTATGGCGTCACTATCTACGGGTGGTAAGATTATTCTTATATCAACACCAAATGGTTATGATCCGATTTATTATGGTGTTTATGACCAAGCGTTACGTGGTATAAATGATTTCCATATAACAGATTTAAGATGGTTTAAAGACCCTCGTTACACTAAAGACTTACGTTGGGTTAAATGTGCTGACATATGTCATTATATGTTGAATAGAGAACAATATAATGATGATGAAGTGGTAATGTATGATTTTGATGTTGAAAAATATAGAGAATATGAAGAACAAGGATATAAACCATTTTCATCTTGGTTTGAATCAATGTCTAAAAAATTCAAATATGATAGACGTAAAATTGCACAGGAATTGGAGTGTGACTTTTTAGGTTCAGGTGATGGTGTTATTCCAAGTGAAACCCAAGAAAATATTGCAAAAAATATGATCAGACAACCAATGGAAAAGTACATGCAAGGTACACTTTGGCAATGGAAAGAACCAGTTGAGGGTCATCGTTATATTATGGGTGTTGATGTGAGTAGAGGTGATAGTGAAGATTTTTCTTCGATCAATATTATTGATTTTGATGATAGAGAACAGGTGTTAGAATATATTGGTAAAATACCACCAGATGATTTAGCGTCAATTGTTTATAAATGGGGTATCCTTTATGGAAACGCCTTTGTGGTTGTGGATATAACTGGTGGTATGGGTGTTGCAACATCAAGAAAATTACAAGAATTAAATTATAAAAACATTTATATTGACGGTATTAATACACAAAATATTTGGGAATACAATAAGAAAGCGATGGAAAAAATTCCCGGTATTAATTTTAACAATAAAAGAACCCAGATAGTCGCATCATTTGAAGAACAACTAAGAAAAGGTTTTATTGTTAGATCAAATAGATTACTAAATGAATTAAACACATTTGTTTACATAAACGGTAGACCAGACCATATGAAGGGATCTCACGATGATTCTATTATGAGTCTATCCATGGCATTATATGCTGGTGAAATTTGTTTTAATCAATTACAAAGAGCCGATTCAACTAATAAAGCAATGTTAGAATCTTGGGTATCATCCGAAAGAACATATGAAGCCAATAAAACTTTTTATTCATATGGAACAACTTTAGACCCAATAGGTGCATTAGCAATGGATAATAGTTTTTATCACAAAGATAACACAATGAATGTTGGAAAAGACATATATAAAGAATATTCTTGGTTATTTACTAAACGTAAATAAACTTTAAAGTGATAAAAAAAACACGTATCTTATAAAAAGACTATTTATAAACATGGCAGATCAAAATATTACAGTATTTCAGAAATTAACCAAGATGTTTGGTTTTGTTGGTCAAAATAAACCTACTCAACCAGAAAATCCGTCATTTAATTTCTCTAAAGAAGAATTATTAAAAACAAGTAGTAAAGAAGAATATGATTCGGCTTTATTACAATCCCAACAAAGTCAATATATTGCAGATAAGTGGGCTAAATTAGATCAATCATTATATAATCAATCTGTTTATTATGAACCAAATAGATTGGCCGCATATTATGATTATGAATCAATGGAATTCACACCCGAAATTTCCGCGGCATTGGATATATACGCAGAAGAAAGTACGACACCATCAGAAAAAGGTGAAATTTTAACAATATATTCAGAATCAGATAGAGTTAAATCCATACTACAAGATCTATTCAATAATAAGTTAGACATAGCAACAAATCTACAAATGTGGACGAGAGGTCTTTGTAAATATGGTGATGATTTTGTATACCTTAAAATAGACCCTAAAGATGGTATTGTTGGTTGTCAACAATTACCAAACATAGAGATAGAAAGAATTGAAGGCGCGTCTTCTAAAACACCAAATCAAAGAGATATTAAAATACCAACAAGAGAGTTAAGATTTCAGTGGAAAAATAAAGACATGGAATTCCAAGCCTGGGAAATTGCTCATTTTAGGTTATTGGGTGACGATAGAAAATTACCATATGGTACCTCTATGTTAGATAAAATTAGAAGAATTTGGAAACAACTTCTATTAGCGGAAGACGCAATGTTAATTTATAGAACATCAAGAGCACCTGAGAGACGTGTATTTAAAATATTTGTTGGTAATATGGATGATAAGGATATCGAACCATATGTACAAAGAGTTGCAAATAAATTTAAAAGACAAGCGGTACCTGATCCTAAAAACGGTCAAGTCGATATGAGATATAATCAAATGGCCGTTGATCAAGATTATTTTATTCCCGTTCGTGACCCTTCAGCCGCAAATCCAATTGAAACATTGGCAGGAGCACAGAACTTAGGTGAAATTGCCGATATTGAATATATTCAAAAGAAAATGTTGGCGGCACTTAGAATTCCTAAGGCGTTTTTAGGTTTTGAGGAAGTTGTTGGGGATGGTAAGAATTTGGCATTAATGGATATTAGATTTGCCAGAACAATTAATAAAATACAGAAATCATTAATTCAAGAATTAAATAAAATTGCATTAATACACCTATCACTTGTGGGTTTGGAGGATGAACTACATAATTTCCAATTATCTTTAACAAATCCTTCCTCTCAGTCTGATTTGTTAAAAATAGAACAATGGAAAGAAAAAATAACTCTTTATAAAGATGCAACATCCGACCAATCACAAATAGGTATTTTACCTGTTTCACATACTTGGGCTAAGAAAAATATTTTAGGTTTTAGTGATAATGAAGTTATATTAGACTTAGAACAACAACGTCTTGAAAGAGCGATCGGATTTGAATTAACAAATACACAGAACATAATAAAACGTTCGGGTGTGTTTGATGAAGTTGATAGAAAATACGGTATACCGGAAGAAGAGAGGAAGAAATTAGAGGCGTCTGGATCAGCGGGTAGTGAATCACCTGGAGGTGGTGGAATGGATATGGGTGGAGGAGCATCAGCAGCACCGCCGCCACCAGCCGGTGGAGGTGGAGGAGAGACACTATCCGAAGGTGAAAACAAAAGTAAAAAAAGTAAAATTTTAAGTATGTTAGGTGATGAAAAAAAAGATTTAAATGATTTATTTAATTTTAATAAGGCACAAGAGAATATTTATGAAATAGAAAATAAAATAAAAGATATATTAAACGATTAAAAAAATGAAAAATTTTGGATCATTAAAGATGAAGTTGTTAAAAAAAATAACAGACTCTTATATTAAAAATAACAAGGGTGAATTAAAGGACATATTAGGTACAATTAAAGAAAATAAAGATTTTAAGGAATTGTATTTGTTGTATGAAGACATCGAAAATAAAGACATTGAAGATCTTGATGTTGCTAAAGAATATGTAGATCAAATAAGTTCATTACTTAAATCAAAAAATTTAAAAAGTCTAAATAAAATAATGGAAGAATTGGATGTCGAATTAAAAGATGTTCAAGTTGAGGATAATAATGAGATTTATAAAATGTTAGATCTATTGTCTGAGAATGATAATCTATTAAACATAGACAAAAAAATATCCGCAAAGAAAAAATTAATTGATTTTTTAACTGGAAAAAAAAACAAAACAGTAAATGAAAATAAATCTTCCATTTTTATTAAAAATCAAAATTTACTACACGCCGTATTGACAAATAATTTTAACACTATATTTGACAATTCTTTAAATGAAAACGAAAAGAAAGAATTAAAAGAAATTGTTTCTTTAAATGAAAATGAACTTAAAGATAAAGTTAAAAATTTAAAAGAATCCATAGTATCTAAAATAGATTCAACTATTCTTGAATCAAAAGATGATGTTGAATTAGTAACTAAATTAAATAATGTGAAAACTGAAGTGATGAAAACGGAAACCACAAAGTACGGTTACTATAAACTTAAAGAATTAAAAAATGGTCTTGATTAATCGAGACCATTTTTAATTTTACTGGTGTGGATTGCTTTTAATTTCAAATCTCTTTTTTCTACCGAAGGTTTTACAAACTCCTTTCTTTTTCTAAGTTCTTGGATCAATTTTGTTTTTTGAACTTTATGTTTATAGGTTCTTAACGCAGACTCCAAATTTTTTTCTTTAGTTAAATCAATAATAATCATATTTTATAATTATACCCATATATACAAAAAAAATTTGGTTTTGTGGATAATTTTTCATATTTTTTATTTACACCATAAAATATTTTTAATATGTAAAAAATAATGAAGACAGGAAAGTTTATTCCTTTGGGAACATACGATGATGTTAAGATCGGATATGGAACCGTAGATTTTAAAAATCTAAAAACAATTTATTTAAAATTAAATTCTTGGTTACAACCAAATAATGAAAATGATGACTTTGATAGTGTGATTTTTAAAACAAGGAGAGATATAAAAAGATTAATATACGATTTAAATCATCAAAATTTTAAACCACAATCTATTGTAGATTTAGACATAAGAACCAAAGGAATAAAAAAAGAAAAAAGATCTTTTATGAATTTAGAAATAACATTATATGTTGAAAATAAATTTGATGTTAAATCTAAAGACACAAAAAGAATAATTACGGATATTATAAAAACAATAATTAACGAATCATTGGTAGATAAAAACTTGTTTAATTTTTATAAAACAAAAAAATAGTACGATATCGATGTATTTATAGTATAAAAACTATAAATGAAGATATTAGGACCAAAAGAAACCGGACATGGTATATTAATAGAATATGATGCCGGCCATATCTCACCAGAAGATAATAAAAAAATAATTTCAGAAATGAAGGATATGGACTTTTCGCAAGACCTTATCCTTTTTGCTGTTTTACAGAAATACGATACCCCAAACAAAAATGGTAGAATTTATCCTGAAGTTTTATTAAAAAGAGAAAATGAAAAATATCAATCTTTAATAAAAAAAGGTGGTGCTTTAAATGAATTAAATCACCCCTCATCTTCATTAATTGATTTAGATAGAGTATCACATTCAATCATTGAAACATGGTGGGATGGTAAAATGTTAATGGGTAAAATTAAATTATTTACATCACCAGGTTGGAAAAAAATGGGTATCGTAAGTACAAGAGGTGATCAAGCGGCAATGTTAATTATGAATGGTGCCACTTTAGGTATTTCATCAAGAGGTGTAGGATCATTGAAAAATATAAAAGGACAAAACATAGTACAAGATGATTTTGAATTAGTGTGTTTTGACTTAGTCTCCTCACCATCGACTCCCGGAGCATATGTGTTTAGTGATTTAAAAGACAGAGAACAATATCAAGAAACAATTGAGAGAAAACCTGTTGTTGATGATAGAATGAAAAAATTAATGGGTAGACTAGATACATTTTTATCAAAATAGTAAATTTTTTATTGATATTAATATCTTAAAAGTAAATTTTCTATATAATCAAAGTATTTATATAAAAATAAAATTCGCAAATGACCGAAAAATCAGTTTTAGAACAAGCGTTACTTCAAGTACAAAATCTTGAAGAAGCAGTAAAAGCAAATGCAAAAGGTATACTTGCTTCAACAATGAAACAAGAACTAAACGAATTGCTTAAAGAAAGTTTGGAAGAAGAGGAAAAGGATGTTGAAGAACAACCCAATCCTGAAGAAGAGGAAGATGATGTAACAGCCGATGATGCTGGTGATGACACAACCTCCGATGAAGATGAAACTTCTGATGATGAAGAGTTACCTTCTGATGATGAGACTTCTGATGATGAAGAATTACCTTCTGATGATGAAGACGAAACATCATATGAAGACGAACCATCTGACGATAGTGGTGTTATGGACATGACAGGCGCTTCTCACGATGAAGTTCTTAAAGTTTTTAAAGCAATGAAACCTGAAGATGGTATTATTGTTAAAAAAGATGATGATGAACTTGATCTTGAAATCGACGGTGATGAATATATCATTAAATTAGATGGTGAAGGTGACGAAGATCTAGAAGAAGAATCACCATACACAGAAGATCTTTCTGAAGAAATGGACATGGATCCTGAATTGGAAGAAGAAATGGGTATGGAACCTGAATTGGAAGAAGAAATGGGTATGGAACCTGAATTGGAAGAAGAAATGGACATGGATCCTGAATTAGGTGAAGAAAATGTTTATGAAATAACACTTGATGAAGAAGATCCAACATTAGATATTTCTGAAGAGGAACCATTCACATACGAAGAACCAGAAGGTTCTGAAGATGGGACACCAATTGAGGCGACTGAAGCCGCAAGAACTAAATCAAATCCTCATGGTAATAAAGGTGGTTTAGACAGATCCGGATTACCAAGTAAGAAAAAATATAAAGCAGGTTCAGGTGTTTTTGGTATTAATGAAGAAGTTTCTAAATTAAGAAAACAAAACGCAGAATACAAAAAGGCTTTAGTTCTTTTTAAGGAAAAATTAAATGAAGTTGCGGTATTCAATGCTAATTTGGCTTACGCTACTCGTTTGTTCACTGAACATTCAACAACAAAACAGGAGAAATTGAATATTATGAAGAGATTTGATTCGATTTCTACTATGAATGAGTCTAAAAACTTATTTAACACAATAAAATCTGAATTGGGAACTAAAAAACCAGTAACCGAAACAGTTTCAGAAAAAATCACTTCAACTCCATCAACATCTTCTTCAAATGTATTGTCGGAATCAAAAGCATACGAAAATCCACAGTTCAAGAGAATGAAAGATTTGATGAGTAAAATAAAATAATAAACCAAAAAAATAAAAACAAACTAAAATGGGAGCATTATTAGAATCAGGTATGGTTGGTAACATCGGTCTTAAGCACCTTCGTGTTATCAAAGAAGATACCATTAAAAAATGGGATGACTTAGGCTTTTTAGAAGGT